AGCGGTGCCCATCGAGCCGACGCCGAAAATGCTGGAACAGATCAAGTTCATGGACAACATCACTGATCTGGCCATGACAGCGCGATACAAAGCCATGCTCGCCGCCGCGCCCACACCGGCAGCGCAGGAAGGCGAGCAGCCATGACCGCCCAACAGCAAGACGAATACATCCGGGGCTACAACGACGCATACGCCGCGCTAGGTCGCCGCGTCAAACCCGAGCAGCTACGCCAGGAGATCATGGGGCGCATCGCCGCCGGCACAGGGCCGGCGGCCACGGCGTACAGCAACGGCGCGATGACCGCTGTGCTCGAATGGATCGAGAGGAGCGTGCACTGATCATGAGCGACATCTACACACTGACCGCCAGCGTCACCAGCCGGGCCGTGATCCGCAATACCGGTACGGGCAGCATCGAGGTGCGCGTCCACCCTGAGTACGTCGAGCGCATCCGCGAGCTGGTGGCCGAGCACATGCCGGCCGATTCGCGCGTCGACGTCAAGCCGCTGTCGCACGAGGCCATCTACACCAACCGCATCACACTGATCGACAATGGGGTCCACTGATGCCGCTCTTCTTCTATCCCATGTTGTTCTGGTACATCGTCTGCGCCGAGTTAGCCGGCAAGCGCCGCAAGCGCAACCGCTCGGAGGACCGGGAGTGATGGCGCAACTCACGCAGGCAATGTGCAACGCGCTCCGTCGCGCACCGCGTGATTGGGCGCGCTTCCCGCCGTACATCGAGGCGTCGCCGCGCGTGATCAAGGCGCTCGCCGCGCGCGGCCTCGTCGAGATCAAGCGCGTGACATGGCTCGGCGAGCATACGGATATGTGGCGCCGCATGCGAAAAGCATAAAGCTTGCATGGCGTTGCACCGATCCGCACCATACAATACATGGTGTTGACGATTGCTTTTGGAGGCGCGATGGAGGGCGGCACTAGAATATTCACATTCCCGAAGACCGAGGAGGAGATTGTCGCCTGCCTGCGCGATCCGCAGTGGCGGATACGGCACTTGTACAAGATCAAGAACAAGCAGAAGCAGGTCGTGCCGTTCAAGCCGAACGACGCGCAGGAGGAGCTTCTGCGGCGCATGTGGTTTAGAAATGTGATTCCAAAAGCTCGCCAAAGAGGGTTTTGTCTGCATCCGTCTACACGCGTACTTACTGCTTCCCTTGAGTGGGTGCCGATCGGAGACATAAAGCCGGGTGCGCGGCTAGTCGCCGTCGATGAGGACGTCCCAGGCGGCAAAGGCCCGTCGCGGAAGATGAGGACAGCAACGGTAGAGGCCACCGCAATCACGCGTGGTAACGCCTACCGAATGCTGTTCGATGACGGGCGTGAAGTTGTGTGCACCGGGAATCACCGCTGGCTCACGCGGCCATCCGATGCTGTAGTTGGCACCAAGTGGCGCTCCATCGAGTCCGATAACAAGTGCAAGATCAGGCCGGGGACTCTTGTCCGTTGGGTCACAAAGCCATGGGGTGAATCCTCATACGAGGATGGGTGGATCGGTGGAATGCTCGACGGCGAGGGCCACATGTCCAAGCGCAATGTCGCGGCATCAATCAACGTCAGTCAAGTTGTCGGGCCAGCGCTGGCGCGCTTCGAGATGTACCTCGACACGCGCGGCTACAACTACTGCACGGAGGACGACGCTGCGACGCGAGAAAGCAAACAAGGAAGCCAGCCGGTCCCGAAGTTGGTGGTCGGGCGCATGGATGAGATGTTCCGCATCATCGGGCAGACGAGGCCGATCAGGTTCATCGGGAACGAATTTTGGGACGGGCGAGACCTTCCTGGGAAGCGAAGCGGTATTGGTTGGGCGAAAGTCGCATCGATCGATCCGCTTGGCGAGATGGATATGGTGGACTTGCAGACGTCGGCCAAGACCTTCATCGCGGAGGGGTTCGTCTCTCACAACTCAACTCTCATTCAGCTCATGGGCCTGGACACCGCACTGTTCAAGCCAGGGTCAGACGTCGGCATCATCGCCCAGGACTTGCCGACCGCGCAGGAGATTTTCGAGAGCAAGATCAAGCTCGCATACGACAACCTGCCGGACACCATCAAGCAGATGGTGCCAATAACGCGCAGCACGACGACGGAGATGAAGTTTGCCAACGGCTCGGGCGTGCGGGTCGGCACATCGATGCGCGGCGGTACGCCGAACTTTGTCCACGTCTCGGAGTTCGGAAAGATCAGCGCCAAGTACCCGGACAAGGCGCGCGAGGTGCTGACAGGAACGCTGCCTGCCGTGCCGATCGACGGCATCGTATTCGTCGAGTCGACGGCAGAGGGCCGCGACGGCGCGTTCTACGACATGTCGCACGATGCCAAGGCCGCGCAGGACGAGGGGCGCAAGCTGACGCCGCTGGACTTCCGCCTGCACTTCGCAAGCTGGTGGGACGCCGACGAGTACGAGCTGGACCCGGCGGGCGTCATCATCACCGAGAAGGATCACGAGTATTTCGACAGGATCGAGTCTCTGATCGGGCAGGCGCTGCCGCCGCGCAAGCGCGCTTGGTACGTGACGACGCGGCGCCAGCTATTCGCCGGCGATCATCAGATGATGTTTCAGGAGTTTCCGTCAACGTTCGATGAGGCGTTCAGCATCAGCATGGAAGGCACCTACTACGCCCAGCAGCTCGCGCATGCGCGCAAGGACGGACGCATCATGCGCCTGCCGGTGATGCCGGGCGTGCCGTGCTACACCGTGTGGGACATCGGCAACAGCGACGGCACGGCCATCTGGGTCGTGCAGAAGATCGGGAATGAGTGGCGCTGCCTCCGCTTCTACGAGGCATGGGGCGAGCCGTACAGCCACGCCGTCCGCTGGCTGCAAGGTCTCGGCATGGTGTGGGACACGATGTACCTGCCACATGACGCCGACCACATCCGCCAGGGCCAGACCGTCAACAAGAGTCCGAAGCAGATGCTTGAGGAGCTGATGCCCGGCGTGCGCTTCGAGATCGTGCCGCGCATCGAGGACGTAAATTGGGGCATCCAGCAGACCCGCGACATGTTCCCACTGCTGTGGTTCGACGAAGAGCACACGAAGCCTGGAATCATCCACATCGAGAACTACCGCAAGAAGTGGAACGACCGTCAGGCGTGCTGGTCCACCATACCCGACAAGGCCGGCGGCCACTCTGAGGCGGCCGACGCGCTGCGCCAGCTGGCCCAGGCGTATGCCGGCGGCCTGATAAACTTGAACCGTGGCGCACACAAACGCAAGCGCCAAAGCAGCTGGAGAGTCGCATGAGCGAGCGCAAACACTTCCTTGACCTGACCCGCGTGCACTTCACGCGCAACTTGGGCGACATCACGCTTTACGGCACGTGGGTGCCGCGCGGTGACGATGACGACGACGACCACACCGAGCCGGCGCTGGTGCTCATGTCGCGCCGCTTCGGCGGCCGGCCGTGCTGCGTGGCGCTTTCGAGCGCATACCTGTACAATGACCCCCGTTATTGTGCCCGCGCCGCACACGAATTCGCGCAGGGCATGGGGTTCGAGCCGGGTTTGGCGCTGACGCACCGGATCGCCAACATCATCCACGACCACCTGCAAGACCTGATCGAGATGCCGCCGGAGCCGACGCAGGCCGTCGTCGTGGCCGATGCCACGGTCGACATCGACGGCCGCAAGCGATCCGTGGAGATCATCAGCCACGAGCAGGCCCCGCTCTAACGCCGGGAGAGAGCCTTGTTTGACTTGAACGACGAGCAGAACACGCGGGTGATCGCGGACCATCCCGAGGCCCGGATGCCAACCGAGGAGCCGGGCAAGGATGACGCGCCGCCCTCGCATCCTCTCGACAGCGAGGAGATGAAGGAGCTGCATCGTCGTCTCCGGTCGTATCTGCACCAGGAGCTGGACCGCCAAGCTGAGAATCGGTTTCAGATGGCGGTCGACGAGGACTACTACGACAGCATCCAGTGGACGGAGGCCGACGCCCAGGTGCTCAAGGAGCGGGGGCAGGCGCCGCTCGTCTTCAACGTGATCGCGCAGTCGGTCAACTGGATCATCGGCAGCGAGAAGCGCGGGCGCACGGACTTCAACATCCTGCCGCGCAAGAAGGCCGACGCCAAGCCGGCCGAGGCCAAGACCAAGCTCCTCAAGTACCTGTCGGACGTCAACCGCCTGCCGTTCCACCGCTCGCGCTCGTTCGAGGATACGGTCAAGGTCGGCCTGGGCTGGATCGAGGACAGCTACGACGACAGCACGGACGGCGAGCCGATCTACTCGCGCTATGAGAGCTGGCGCAACGTCATCTTCGACAGCGCCTCCACCGAGCTTGACGGCACCGACATGCGCTACATCTTCCGGCCGAAGTGGCTGGACGTCGACGTGGCGTGCGCGCTGGTGCCCGACCGCGCCGACGAGATCAAGAAGGCGGCCGTCGCCGCCGAGCGGTACGGCAACTATTCCGAGGAAGACGGCGACGAGGCCATGGATTGGGCCGAGTTCGACCGCGACACCTACAGCCAGTCCCGCACCGTCTCGACCCACAAGCGCCAGCGCGTGCGCCTGATCGAGTGCTGGTATCGCAAGCCGATGCGCGCCACCAAGTTCCTGAGCGGCGACCTGCGCGGCGAGACGCTCGACGAGAGCAACCCGGCGCACGTCGAGGCGCGGGACAGCGGCCTGTACAGCCTGGGCGAGCGCATCACCATGCGCGTGCGCGTGGCGATCTTCACGAGCCGCGACCTGCTGTTCGAGGGCGCCAGCCCGTTCCGCCACAACCGATTCAGCCTCACCCCGATTTGGGGCTTCCGCCGTGGCCGCGACAACCTGCCCTACGGCGTGATCCGCTGGATGCGCGACATCCAGGACGACATCAACAAGCGCGCGAGCAAGGCGCTCTACATCCTGTCGTCCAACAAGGTCGTGATGGACGAGGGCGCGGTCGAGGACATCGAGGAGTTCCGCGAGGAGGTCGCACGCCCGGATGCCGTGCTCGTCAAGAAGTCGGGCAAGCAGATCGAGCTGAACGTCGACCGCGAGCTGGCCGCCGCTCACATGGACATGATGAGCCGCGACATCCAGATGTTGCAGCAGGTCGGCGGCGTGACGGACGAGCTGATGGGGCGCTCGACCAACGCCGTGTCCGGTGTGGCGATCCAGGCCCGCCAGGAGCAGGGCACGGTCGCCACGAACAAATTGTTCGACAACCTGCGCTTCGCCGTGCAGATGCAGGGCGAGATTCAGCTATCGCTCATCGAGCAGTTCGTGACGGAAGAAAAGACCTTCCGCATCACCAACGAGCGCGGCAAGGCCGACTTCATCACGGTCAACGACGGCCTGCCGGAAAACGACATCGTGCGCACGAAGGCCGACTTCATCATCGGCGAGTCGGATTGGCGCGCGACCTACCGTCAGGCGGCCTCCGAGCAGCTCTCGCAGATGATCATGAAGATGCCGCCGCAGGTGGGCCTCGTGATGCTCGACCTGTGGGCCGATTCCACGGACCTGCCGAACCGCGACGAGATCGTGAAGCGCATCCGCCAGATCAACGGCATGCGCGACCCGGACGCCACGGAGCCGACGCCCGAGGAGCTGCAACAGCAGCAGGCCGCCGCCGAGCAGGCGCAGGCGCAGCAGGCCATGTTCATGGCCGAGCTTGCCGAGAAGCAGGGCAAGGCCGACAAGGCCCAGGCCGATGCCGTCGCCGCGCAAGCGAATGCAGACCTGCGCGCCGCCCAGGCGGAACAGGTGCGCCGCCAGACGGTCAACACCAACGTCACGTCGATCGCGGCGGCCATGGAGGCGGCCACGGCCATCGTGACCATGCCGACCATCGCCAAGGTCGGCGACGCGGTGCTGGTCGAGGCCGGCTACGAGAACAACGGCATTGCGCCGGCGGGTGGACTGCACACGCCAGCGCCGCAGCAGGCGGTGAACCCGGCAGCGCAAGGGCTTCCGCCACAACAGCCGCAACCGCAACCGCCCCAGGAGCCGGCCGTGTCGCCGTCTCCCGAGCAGTTGAATGGTGCGGCACCGAGCAATACCGGCGAACCCGTGACGCCGGATCAAACTCTCCAACAGTGAAGGGACTGAGATGACGACCAAACACAGCGAAGAACTGCTTTCCGGCCTGACGCCCGAGGAGCTGGCCGCGATCAATGGCGACGACGACGGCGCGGCCGGCGGCGGTGATGATGGCGGTGCAGGCGGCGACGATGGCGGCCAGGGTGGCGGCGACGATGGCGCTGGCGCAGGTGCAGGCGATGACGCTGGCGCTGGCGCTGCCGGCGGCGATGGTGCTGGTGCCGGCGCTGCCGGTGAAGGCGCTGGTGCTGGCGGCGAAGGCGATGGCGGCGAGGGCGATGACGGCGCGGTGGACACCGGCACGAAGTCGATGCCCGTGTACGTCGCCGAGGCGCCGGAAGACGCCGACACCAAGCTGAAGGGGCTGGCCGACAAGCGGGCCGAGCTGCGCAAGCAGTACGACGACGGCGACATCACGTTCGACGAACTCGAATCCGCGCGTGACGAGATCACGAAGGAAGAGAAGGCGATCGAGCGCGCCCAGCTCAAGGCCGAGATGGCGGCCGAGATGCAGCAACAGCAGACGGTCAACGACTGGAACCGAGACGTCAACTCCTTCCTGGACGCCAACCCGGAATACCGCGCCAGCGACGTGCGTTATCAGGCGCTCGACATGATGGTGCGCAAGATCGGCGGCGCTCCTGAAGCGGCGAAGATGACCGGCCCGCAGGTGCTCGCCAAGGCGCACGAGGAGCTGCAAAAGGCGTTCGGCGTGGCCGCGCCGGCGAAGAAGGACGAGGGCAACGGCAAGGGCGAGAAGAAGCCGCCCCCGAAGGTCGACGTCCCGCCGTCGCTCGGCAAGCTGCCGGCCGCCGAGAACAACGACACCAACGGCGGCAAGTATGCCGCGCTCGACCGACTGCTGGAAACCGACCCGCTCGCTCACGAGGAGGCGATAGCGAAGCTGTCCGCGTCCGAGCGCGACGCGTATTTGGCGGCTCGATAACATTCCGGTGGAATATGGGCACGCTCCGCATCGACCTGAAGCCAGGGGAGAGCATCGCCATCGGCGACTACGCCGTGGTGACGCTTGAGCACAAGTCAGGCCAGATCGCCCGGCTCGCGTTTCAGGCCGACAAGTCTGTGCCCATTCGGCGCGCGACGGCGGCCAGCCCGGCCAAGATCGCGGCCTCGGTCGGCATCACCGGGAAAGCGTGACGATGCCCCACTACGGTGGGGTGTCGTGACCGCATTGCGCGGGCGACAATTGGTCTCCATTCACAGGAGGGCCAAATGAACGAGCAATGCAAATACATCGACGAACCCGCCGGATACCAGCCGACCGAGATCGACAAGGAGTTTTTCCGCCTGGACAGCACGATCCAGATGCTGAAGGACGAGACCAATGCACTGTCCGATCGACTGGTAAGCGTCGTCGTTCCGGAATGTGAAAGCACCAACGAAAGCAAGATTGACTCTTCGTGCAACACGGGCCTCGGCCTACGCATCCGGGCGCTGGACAACGAGGCGCACAAGGCGCTCAAGGTCGTCCGCAGCTTGCTGGAGCGCATCCAGCTCTGAGCCCGCCGGCGCCGCCATAGCCCCGCCCAGCGCTGGGTTTTCTTTTCCCGGCGCTGTGTTGCAAATCAGAACGCGCGGTAATAAAATCGGACCAGTCGACCAACGCAGGAGTGTGGGTTGATCCCTATCAACCATTAGGAGCACACTCCCATGCCCAGCACCGTTATCGCGTTCGGCGATCCCAAAGCTCAGAAAAAATGGAGTAGCGAACTCGCCGTCGACATTCGGAAAAAGAGCTACTTCGAGTCGCGATTCATCGGCACCAGCGAAAACGCCGTCATCCAGCGCAAGACCGAAGTTGAGAGCGACGCCGGCGACCGCGTGTCGTTCGACCTGTCTGTCCGTCTGCGCGGCCAGCCGACGTTCGGTGACGATCGCGTCGAGGGCAAGGAAGAAAACCTCAAGTTCTACACCGACGAAGTGATCATCGATCAGGTGCGTCACTCGGTGTCCGCTGGTGGCCGCATGTCGCGCAAGCGCACTGCGCACGACCTGCGCAAGACCGGCCGCGACCGCCTGGGTGACTACTTCTACCAGCTCACCGACGAACTGTTCTTCATGTACCTGTCGGGCGCGCGCGGCATCAACAAGGACTTCATCCTGCCGACGTCGTTCACCGGCTACGCGAAGAACCCGTTCAACACGCCGGATGCAGCTCACCTGCTGTACGGCGGCGTGGCGACGAGCAAGGCCAGCCTCGCCAACACCGACACCATGTCGCGCGTGGCGATCGAGCGCGCCAACGTGCAGGCCACCATGATGCAGGCCCAAGACCCGGAAACGGCGAACATGGTGCCGGTCAGCGTGGAAGGCGAAGACCGCTACGTGTGTGTGATGTCGCCCTTCCAGGAGCACAGCCTGCGCACGTCGGACGCCGCCGGCTGGCTGGAAATCCAGAAGGCCGCCGCCGCTGCTGAAGGCCGCAACAACCCGATCTTCAAGGGTGGCTTGGGCATGATCGGCAACACGGTGCTGCACTCGCACCGCAACGTGGTTCGCTTCAGCGACTACGGCGCGGGCTCTGACCAGCCGGCTGCGCGTGCGCTGTTCATGGGTCGTCAGGCTGCTGTCGTGGCCTACGGCACCAAGGGCGGCCTGCGCTACGACTGGCAGGAAGAGACGAAGGACTACGGCAACGAGCCGACCGTCGCCTCGGGCTTCATCGCTGGCATCAAGAAGACGCGCTTCAACGACCGCGACTTCGGTGTGATCTCGATCGACACCTACGCCAAAGACCCGAACCCGAACAACCCGGCTTAACCGGATCGGACGCAAAGGCTGGCGGCTTCGGCCGCTGGCTGTAGCACCGTGCAATCCACCTTCTCAGGAGCAACATCATGGCTTTGATCCAATCCGATTTCGCGCAGGGCATTCGCATGACGCCCGTGCCCGATTGCGCTGGCGACGTTACCGCCTGCCGCTTCGACATCACGCTGAAGAACGCGCCGGCCGCTGGCGACATCATCGAGCTTGGCGTTCTGCCGGGCAACGCTGTCCCGGTGGAGGCGATCCTGGACGTCGACGATCTCGACACCGGCGGCGCGCCGACCATCACGCTCGACGTCGGCATCATGTCCGGCCCGGTCGGCAAGAACGACCCGGCGCGCACCTGCGGCAACGAGCTGTTTGCCGCGTCGACTGTCGGCCAAGCCGGCGGCGTCGTGCGCGCAACGGCATCGAGCGCCTTCCGCATCCAGAAGGCGGAAGATCACCGCTCGGTGGGCGTGAAGGTCGCCGCCGGCCCGGCCACGGGCGCCGCTGGCAAGACGATCGCGCTGATCCTGTTCTACGTGCAGGGCACCAGCCAGTAAGCGACGGGCGCAACGGCGGGGGCTTCGGCCCCTGCTTTTCCAACTGAGGGATGATCATGCAGATCGAATGCATTCTGAAGCGCCAAGGCGGAACGAAAGTGACGCTCGAAGGCGTCGAATACCACTTCGCGCCGCTGGAGGATGCCGCGCACGTCGCTGAAGTCGAGAGCGAGCCGCACTGCAAGCGCCTCCTGTCGATCCCGGAGGCGTACCAGCCGTATCGCCCTGCCTCGTCGACAGGCGCGCCGCAGACGCTCGTGCCGGCCAACAAGCTGACCAACGCCGAGACGCTGCTGGGCAGCGACGTCCACCCGGCAGTGATCGACCTGGGTGACAGCCGCACCGTGCAGCTCGGCGATGTCGTTGCCCGTGCGCATTCCGCGTCCGGCCTGACCGTCGAAGAGTGGAACGCGCTCGACGCGGATGCCCGCCACTCGCTGATCGACGCCATGCTCGACACGATGGCAGACGAGATGCCGCAGGCGCCGGACCGCGCCGCGCTGGCCGAGCAGTACAAGGCCAAGTTCGGCAAGGCTCCGCACGGCAAGTGGACCGTCGAAACCATCCAGCAGAAGCTCGCTTCGGGCGAGGCATAAGCTATGGCATTCCCCGCCAGCGTCGTGCTCTCCCGCGCCGCGACCTTGTTGCAAGACGAGGATCACGAGCGCTGGACGGTGGATGAGCTGCTTGAGTGGCTCACGGATGGCACGCGCGAGATTGTCGTGCGCAAGCCGTCCGCGTACATGAAGACGACGACCGCAGCACTGGCCGCCGGCTCGAAACAGGCGTTGCCCGAGGACGCGATCCAGCTGATCGATGTCCCGCGCAACCTGAAGGCGGACGGATCGCCGGGCCGCGCTGTCACGGCCACCGATCGCCGCCTGCTGGATACCGAGAACCCGGACTGGCACAGCATGAAGCCGGCCGGGCAAATCCGACACTACACCTACGACAGCAACGTTCCGAACGTCTTCTACACCTATCCGCCGGCCGCCGCCGGCGTGCAGGTTGAGCTGGTCTGCGCGTGGCGGCACCCCGCGCTGACGACGCAGAATGACGTGGTGCAGATGGGCGCTGAGTTCGTCAGTGCGCTGGTGAGCTGGTGCCTGTACCGCGCATCGAGCAAGGACAGCGAGTTTGCGAACGGTGCCGTGGCCGCCGCGCACTACAGCGCGTTCGCTGACGCGCTCGGCATGCAGGCCACTGGCACGCCGACAACCCAGGCCGCCGCCGCTGCTGCCGCCGCCGGAGCCGCGCAATGAAGCCGCTCGACGTGTTCATGCCGATCATCCACCGGTTTGCGCCCGGCTGCCCGGAGCCTACCGCGTTCGCTGCGATCCGCGAGGCGGCCATCAAGTTCTGCGAGCGCACGCGCCTGTGGCGGTGCGACGACGAGTTCAATGTGGGCGCCGACGAGTGCGCGGAGGTGGCCGTGCCGTATGGCGCTGCGCTCTACGAGATGGAGCTGGTGCAGTTCAATGGCCGCAACATGCGCCCGGTGTCGACGCAATGGCTCGACGAGCAGGCGCCTGAATGGCGGACAAACACGCAGGCCAGTCAGGCGCAGTACGTCACGCAGTACAGCGAGGACACGCTGACTTTCTACCCGCCTGACAACGGGCGCGTGAAGGTCTACGGCCTGCTGAAGCCGACGTTGGATGCCGACAGCCTGCCGGATTTCATCGCCGACAAGTACCGCAAGACGATCGCCGATGGCGCGCTCTCCGAGCTGCTGATCATCCCCGGCAAGACCTGGATGAGCGCTGACCTTGCTGTGTTCTTCGGCACCCGGTTCGACCGCGAGCTGGACCGCCTTTCTACCAAGACCATCAAGGGCCAGCAGCGCGCACCTGTGCGCACGAAGGCACAATTTTTCTAAGGAGCTGTCATGGCCGCCGCATCCACCTACACCGAGAACAACATCCTCAATGCGCTGCTGCGCGGCGTCGCGTTCCCGCTGCCCACCAAGACCTACGTGTCGCTGCACACCGGCGATCCTGGTGTCGGCGCCGGCGCGAACGAGGTAAGCACCGCCAACTGGCCGGCTTACGTGCGCCGCGAAGCCGAGCAGGGCGGAGCGATCGGCTCCGGCTGGACGCCGGCGGCCAGCGGCCAGACGAGCAACGTCAACCAGCTCACGTATCCCGCCAACAACGGCGTGGCCGCTGTGACCGTGACGCACTACGCCGTGTTCGATGCCCCCACCGGCGGCAACCTGCTGTTCAAGGCGCCGCTGACCGTCGCGCGCACGCTCCAGGTCGGCGACGTGTTCGTGTTCGACGTCGGTAGCCTGACGGCCCAGGCGTCGTAACGCGCAATGCGCTACGCCCTCAATGTCGCACCGATCAATGGCTGGGAAACGCATCTCGGCCAAGGTGTAGCTGCGCTCGCGGCCGACGCCACGGGTGTGGCGACGCCGGCAGCGCAGGGGGGCGGCGTAGCGCCTATCATGCTCGATGGTGCCGCACTCGGAAACATGCGGCAGGTGCTCTACGGGGCCGCGCAGCTTGGTGTCGATGCATACGGCTTCGGTCGCATTGCAGGCCCCGGCGGCCTGGGCCTGATCGGCCTGGATGCCATGGGCGCGGCGAAGCTGATCGCAAAGCCAACGGCATCGTCTCAGATCGACATCGGGGCGGCTGGCGATAGCAAGATTGCCATGCTGCTGAGTGGAGCGGGACGCATCGACCTGACTGGCTCGGGTCTCTTGGAGGCTGCCATGTTGGGTTCTGGCATCAGAAGTATCGAACTGTCCGGCTCAGGCGACGCGCGCACGCATCACCCGGTCTACGGGGGCGGACGCGCCGACATCCTGAGCAACGCGACCGGCCGCGCCGTCACGATCGGCAAGAACAGCGGCGCCGCGAGCATCACCATGGAAGCGCAGGGGCTCGGCCGCCTGGGCGCGCACGCCTACGGCGCTGGTGCCGCGCAGGTCGTCATGGACGGCCGTGGCGTGCCGCGCAGCTACCGCGTCATCTACGCCGGCGGCAGCGCCGTCATGTCGCTTTCCGCCGCGCACCAGATCACTGCCACCATCTCCGGACCGTTCGAGCCGGCGCCTATCGAGCGTCAGCTGTTCGTGGAGGATGACAGCCGGACACTCGTGGTGTCGAGCGATGGCGACCGCGTGCCGGGCGGCCAAGTGCTGCCGCGCTACTCGGATGGCACCATCGCGCTCGATCTCATTCTTGACGCTGGCCGGTATGGCGAGGCCAGCACCACCGGCGCGATCGATCGACTGGATCAGATCGTTGGCGCCGACATGCCGAACAATTCCTGGGGGAACCCGTGACCGAATCACTGAACAGCCGCGTCGCCAAGTTCGACGAGATCGTCACCAACGTTGACACGTGGGTGAAGGGCGGGAGCGCCGACACCGTTGATTTCGGTGGCGGCCCGGTCGATTCGCCCGCAAAGCTCATCGAGGGCCAGCGAACAGACATCGCTGCTGCTGCTGCGGCGCTGATCTCGCAGAAGGACGAGCAGATCAACCAGCAGGCGAACGGCGTGCTGGCGCAGGCGAACGCGGCGGCCAGCAATGCAAACGGCAGCGCTGGCGCGGCGTCGGCGAGCGCAGCGAGTGCGGCAGCGTCGGCGGCCAACAGCGCTGCGAGCGCGGCAGATGCCGCCGCATCGTCGGCTCAGAAGTTCGTGACGTCGGCTGGCGCGGCGAACCAGAAGCCGAACACGTCCTACACCTACATCAACCCGCTGTCGCGCGTGTGCACCATCACCGGCGGCGGAGACGGCTCGAACTTCCAGATGATCGGGTACGGCCACAACCGCCAGAAGTTTCTGGGCGCGGCCACCACTGGCGTCTGGAACTACCTGCCGGTCAACGGCATCGCCAACCTGAATTTCTACAGGATCGCGGGAGATGGCACTCGCACAAAGCTGACGTACACATCCGGCACTCCGACCGGTAATCAGTGGTCCGGCACCGTGGGCGCCAGCAGCGTCACCTGGACGCTCGGCACGGCCCTGGACACGTTGAGCAAACTGTTCGTTGAAGACCCATTTGCCACGATCCCGACGACGGGCACGCAGCCTGACTACTCCTGGATCGGCGGCGGCTATGACAATGTGGTCGATAGGGGCGTGATGCAGCATGTCACGGGCGCGCACAATCGCGTGCTCGACGGCGACCACACCACGATGCTGGGCGGCAGCTACCACACCAACGACGGGGGCAGCTACAACGCATTCTGCGGCGGCACCGACAACTGGAACGGATCGGGCGCCACGCTGGGCAGCGGTCACTTCGGCGGGCTGCGCAACTATTGCAACGGCGCCACCTCTGGCACGACGTTCGCGCAGTCCTGCAAGGTGAACTCTGCGTACAGCTGGACGCACGGCTACGGGAATACTGCCAATGGCACCGCCGTCTCCATCGGCGGGCGAAACAACACCGCATCCGGGTCGGACTCGGCCGTCTTCGGCAACGGCAACACCAGCACCGCGAACTACTCGTTCGCCATCGGCAACGGCAACACGGTCGGCCATCACTACGCCCGCAGTCTGGGCGGGTACAAGGGCAGCACGCTGTATCAGGGTGAGCTGCTGGTCTGGGCGTACCGCGACACGTCGGTCGGCACGAACCCGTTCGTGAGCCGCCGGCAGGTCCCGCTGTCCGTCGTCACCAGCACCACCGCATCGGCACTGCTAGCCACGCTGGACGGCATCACCAACCTCACGATGCCCGTCAGCACCGCCTGGAAGTGCACGCTGGAGGTGTTCGCGCGCAGCACGGCCCTGCGGTGCGCCGCGTTCGAGCTGAAGTTTCGGGCCAGCACCGATTCATCAGGCACTCTGATCCTGGGCACGCCGACCGTGGTCTGGTCCGACGTGGACGCGAATTTCGGCACGGCTGCCAACGCTGCCTCGGTCTCGGTAGTCGCCAACGGCAATGCCATCAGCTGCGTGGTGCAGCCACGGGTCGATTCTCCAGTCGGCGCAAAATGGGGCGCCGTGCTGCACATCAATGAGGTGAACTGATGCTGGGTATCGTTCAGAAAACGGCCACGGAACAGCTCGACTACGACATCGATTTCGCGCGCTGGATGCCTGACGGCGATGTGCTCCAGTCGGCTGGCGTCGTTATCACGCCGGACGACGGCACGCTTACCTCGCCGGCCTACGATATCGACGGGACTGTCGTGAAGGTATGGCTCGCCGGCGGCACGGCTGGAGCCAGCTACAATGTCGACGTGACAGTCGCAACGGCCGCCGGCCGCATCAAGGAAACCTGTTTCAAGACTCGCGTGAGGAGCTGCTGATGGCTGCCGTTCAATTCGCAAACAACGCTGCTAGCCGTCTTGTCGGCCCGCTGGCGCCTTCCGGTACGTCATTGACGGTCACGCCTGGGGATGGAGCGCTTTTCCCGACGCTAGGCGCTGGCGATTGGTTCATGGCAACGCTCATCCGATCGGATGGCGCGCGCGAGATCGTCAAGGTGACGTCGCGCACGGTGGACGCCATGTCCATCACGCGCGCGCAGGAGGGCTCGTCTGCGCTGTCGTTCAACCCGAACGATCGCATCGAGGCGCGCCTGACCGCTGGCGAACTCGGCGACTTCCGTGACGGCATCGCGTCCGCACAGAGTGCCGCCAGTGCCGCGCAGGGCACGGCCGATGGCAAGATTTCCAAGGCTGGCGACACCATGACCGGCAACCTCAACATGGAGGGCGCCGCGCCGATTATCACGTTCCGCGAGACGGATCAGGCCGCTCCGGCGGGGCGCTGGCGCCTCGTGGCAGATGGCGGAAACTGGTCGTTGCGCCGGAGCACGGCGGGCGAGTTCGCCTCCGAGAACAGCACGATGTGGTTCGGTCCGGACGACAGCGTGCACTTCTTGAACGACATTCTGATCGGCCGTGGCAACCTGGGATCGGTGTATGACGCGCTGGCGAGCAAGGCCACCAGCGCGGCTCTGGCGAGCGGACTGGCCGCCAAGCCTGATGCGGATGGTGTTTCCGTTACTGGTTTCGTCAACGGCAATTTCTACGAGCCGTATTTCCGCAAGTCCTCTGACAACACCGTTCGGCGTCTCGTGGCGAACACCAGTGCAAATGGGATCGCCCTGTCGTGGTCTGGATCGTTTCTGAGCCGAACGATCGACAACACGGCCACTGCGACGATCTGGGACACCGCAAATGCGCCCGGCGCTGGCACCACCAACCTCGACAAGACATTCTACTGCGGCGACGGCACGCGCATCGGGCGCAGCTGGGTGCCGGGCAGCGGCTTCCTTTCGATCACGGTCGACGGCACCAACTACGGCATCTCGATCAGCGCTTCCGACGAGCGTCTGAAGCGAGAGATCGCCCCGAGCGAGGCGAGCGCGCTGTCGAAGCTAGGCCGCATTGAGCTGTTCAGCTTCCGGTACAAGGAAGGCAATGCTTTCCTGGACCCGTCGCAGCACCACGATATCGGCTTCATCGCGCAGCAACTCGCCAGCGTTGACCCTACGTTCGTGGCCGGCGGCGGCGAAACGATGCTGTCCCCGAACCTTCAGCCCATCGTGGCGACGCTGGTGAAGGCGGTGCAGGAGCTGCGGTCACAGGTGGACGCCCTCAAGGCCCAGGTGGGCGCATGATGACCATCCCCTCGCACTTCGCTCGATCACGCAAGGAGCCTCCGACCAAAGGCTTCTGTGTGATTTCGACTATTGCGAGGGGATTATGGCTATCAAGCTGTCCAACAATGCAGTGTCCCATCTTGCCGCCGAGCTGGCGCAGGGCGACACCCAAATCATCCTGACGCCGGGCGAGGGCAGCATGTTCCCGACACTCGGCGCCGGAGACTACTTCCAGGCCACGCTCGCGAAAGCATTCGGCCAATACGAGATCGTGCGCGCCACTGCGCGCGACATCGACACGCTGACCGTGCTGCGAGGGCAGGAGAACACCCAGGCGCTGCACTTCGCAGCCGGCGATCGTATCGAGCTGCGCGTCACGGCGGGGGTGTTGAATGCGCTCGCCGACGCGGTTCGCCAGATTCGTCCCAAGCCGGGAGACATCAAGATGTGGAGCGGCGCGGTCGCCAACATCGCTGCCGTGCATGGGTCTGGATGGCAGCTTGCCGATGGGACGAATGGGACCATTGACCTACGGGACCGGTTCATCGTCGGGGCGGGTGCATCCTATGCGCCTGGGAACACCGGAGGAGCCAACACCGTCGCGATTTCCGCAGAGCAGATGCCGCAGCATAATCACGGGGTCAATGACCCCGGCCACAATCACGGCGTCAACGATCCGACGCACGCGCATAGCGTCTACGACCCTGGACACTCGCACGGCCACAACACGGCGGCGCTGGCTCCATCGAGCACGGGCGGCGGCGCGTTCCAGATCAACGGCTATGCCGGCGGCACGATCAACGCTTCCGCCACGGGGATCGGCATCTACGGGGCTGCTACGGGCATCAGCATTCAGGGCGCGGGGACTGGCATCAGCACGCAAAATTCCGGCAGCGGCGCCGCACACGAGAACCGACCGCCGTATTTCGCGCTGGCGTTCATCCAGTACACTGGCGCTGGTGTGATTGAAATCTAGGGCAACATGACATGACGACGCTGAAGTTGACCGCTTACTCTGGTGAGGTGCCGCGCACGCTGCCACGGCTCTTGGCCGACACCGCGTCGCAACGCGCGCTCAACGTGCGCCTGGACAACGGCGGCCTCACGCCGACGCGCCAGCCTCGATTCGAGGCCAACATCTCCGTCGACAACGCCAAGACCATCTACAAGCACAACGGCGCGTGGCTGGCGTGGCAGAACGTGGTGCACGCCGCGCCCGGCCCGGTGGCCCAGGACCGCCTCTACTACATGGGCGACGGCAAGCCGAAGATGATCGTCGACGGCACCACCTATGACTTGGCTGTGCCGATGCCGACTGCCGCGCCCGCGCTCACCGTGACCGGCACGGGCACTGGCAACGTCACCAGCATTGCCTACGTCTACACGTTCGTCACCGCGTTCGGCGAGGAATCTGAGCCGTCCGCGCTCTCCAACGTCGCGGGCTGGCAGAGCGGCCAGACGCGCACGCTGACGGGCATCCAGGCGCCGCCGGCGGGCCGCAACATCACCAAGCAGCGCTTCTACCGGTCGCAGACCGGCAGCGGTGGCACCGATCTGTTCTTCATCGAGGAGCGCGCCGCGTCGGCGGCCAATTTCGTCGACACGCACGCGACCAACGACTTCGGCGAGATGCTGCCGTCGCTTGAATACAACGCTCCGCCGGACGGCCTGAAAGGGCTGATCTCGCTGCCTAACGGCATGATGGCCGCATTCACAGGCAAAGACCTGTATTTCTGCGAGCCGTTCATCCCGCACGCGTGGCCCGAGAAGCACATCCTGACGATGGATTACCAGATCGTGGCGCTCGGCGCCTACGGCACCACGATTGTGGTCATGACCGAGGGTCTGCCGTACATCGTGTCGGGCACCGCGCCGGAGAACATGCAGCAGCAGCGTGTCGAGCTGAACCTGCCGTGCATCAACGCGCGCGGCGTGATCGACCTGGGCTACTCGGTGGCATATCCGTCGCATGACGGGCTGGTGATGGCTGGCTCCAACGGAATGCAGGTGATCACCGAACAGCTGATGACGCGCAACGACTGGATGAAGACCGGGCCGGGCAACATCGTCGGCGGCCAGTTCAATGGCCGGTATTTCGCGAGCTACGAGTACATCGAGCCGAGCGGCGCCGCTTTCAGCGGGACACTGATTTTCGACACGACCGGCGCAGCGCCCTTCATCATCCGCTCGAACCACAAGGCGGACGCCTTCTTTCACGAGTTGCAAACCGGCGCGCTCTACTTCCTGGTCGGCAAGGAGATTTTCGAGTGGGACGCGCTCGGGCAGGTCAACGAGACGCTGAGCTGGCGGTCCAAGCAATTCGTGCTCCCGACGCCGACCAACTTCGGTGTCATCCTGATCGAGGGCAGCACTGCCGCCAGCGAAGAGGAGCAGGCAGCATACGAGGCTGAGCGCCAGCGCATCGAGACGGAGAACGCGACGAACTTCGCGCTGCCGTCCATCGGCGGCGAACTGAATGGCGCTGAGGTCAATCTGTTCGCGGTCAATGGCGACATGATGCAGCGGCTGCCGGATGAGGGGTTCGTGAGCGTGTCGATCTATGCTGACGGCAAGCTGGTCAAGACCGTGAGCAAGATGAACAGGATGGCGCGGCTGCCGTCGGGCTTCCTTGCGCGCATCTGGGAAATCGAGGTCAACAGCAACATCAACATCTCCGACATCGTGCTGGCGACCACCGGCCAAGAACTGAGGAACGTGTGATGGGACGCGGAACGGACAACATGATCGCGCGCAACACGTCCATGCGCTCGGGCCTCGACCCGGCGCAGGCCATGCGCAAGTACGACCGCGCCGTCGAGCAGGTACAGATTCTCGTCGGCGAGCGCGGCCCGAGCGACGGATCGCAGATGGCCGTGCTGCGTGGCGACGTGATGGGTGGCGGCCAGCCTGCCGATCTCCAGTCGACGCAGATCACGGCCGCGCCGACCGCCGCCGACTACAACAAATTGCAGGCGGATATCGCAGCGATCCATTCGCTTCTGTCTGCGATTTACAACACCGTTTCTGCGAAGAAACGTTGACAGCGCCGCAAATCCGCGATTGGCGGAGCGGTACGAAAACCATACAATGGTCGGGTAATTCGACCGTTGCGAGCTATGACCACAAACATCGTTTTCGACGAGGACTACCGGCTGATCGGGTGGGCGGCCGAGCGCATCGGCATCGAATGCTTCTCCCATGATGCGCACGCGATCGGCCTGGAGCGCGACGGCGAGCTGGTGGCCGTCGTCGTCTATGACCGCTTCTCGCCGCACGACTGCCACATGCACGTGGCGAGCGACGGCACCAAGCGATGGCTCGTGCGCGAGTTCCTCGTCGCGTGCTTCGCGTACCCGTTCATCCAGCTCGGCTTGCGCCGCGTCACCGGCCTCGTGCCGGCGAGCAACGCCGCCGCGCTGAAGTTCGACAAGAACCTCGGCTTCCTGGTCGAGGGCTATCACCATCAGGCGCTCGGCGACGACGACCTGATCACACTGGGCATGCTCAGGGAAAACTGTCGCTGGATTCCTAGCGAACATCGGGAGAATACGCATGGGCGGTAAAGGCGGCGGCGACGCACCGGCACCCGATCCGAATGTCGGCGTAGCGGCGCTGAAGAACGCGGAGCTGGGCCAGAACTGGCTCGACTTCGCCAAGGAGCAATTCCAGGTCGGGAACGTCCGTCAGTCGGACATGGATGCGCTGACGAAGCGCGTCACCGAGCAGCAGCTGGCGACGCAGGATCAGTCGAACCAGTGGGCGCAGGAGGATCGCGCCCGCTACAAGAACACGTTCCAGCCGCTCCAGGACGAGTTCATCAAGACGGCGAACGAGTACGACACGCCGGAGAAGGAGGCGCAGGCAGCCGCCGAGGCCAAGAGCGACGTCCAGCGCAATGCAACGCAGCAGCAGGGCGCCGAACAGCGCAACATGGCTGCGATGGGCATCAACCCGATGTCCGGCCGCTTCCAGGGGCAGAGCCGCGCCACGTCGACGCTGACCGCACTGGCCGGAGCCGGCGCGGAGAACGCCGCGCGCGAGAACGTGCGAAATAAGGCGCTGGCGCTGAAGTCCGACGCCATCAACATGGGCAATGGCCTGCCTGCTTCCGCCGCAAGCGCATACGGCCTGGGCCTGAACGCCGGTAACTCGGCGGTCGGCAACACGAGTTCTGCCAACTCCAACTTCTACCAGAACAATGGGATCATGAGTCAGGGCTATGGTGGAGCCATGCAGGGCTACAACAACATGGGTAGCCTGCTGAACCAGCAGTACAACGGTCAGGTCAATGCTTGGTCGGCTCAACAGCAAGCGGGCGCGACAAGCGGCGCGGGCATCGGCTCGATGGTCGGCACGATTGGCGGTGCTGCGCTCATGGTGTTCTAAAAGGGAAAACATGCAGAAGATCATCAGCAATCACAAGAAAATCGCGCTCCAGCTCTCCGGCGGCAAGGATTCGCTCGCGTGCCTGTACATCATGCGCCCGTATTGGGATCGCCTGACGGTGTACTGGCTCAACACCGGCGCGGCCTTCCCGGAGACGGTCGAGCAGATGAAGGCGATCCGCGAGATGGTGCCGCACTTCGTGGAGATCGGCGGTCGCCAACCGGAGGTGATCGAGGAATTCGGCCTGCCGTCCGACATCGTGCCGGTCAACAGCACGCCGGTCGGCGTGACGGCGGCGGGCGCTGGCCGGGCGCTGATCCAGGATCGCTACTCCTGCTGCCTGCGCTCGCTGATGATCCCGATGCACGAGCGCATGATGCAGGATGGTGTCACGCTGATCATTCGCGGCCAGAAGGACAGCGACCGCCTGAAGGCACCGATCAATTCGGGCGATGTGGTCGATGGCATTCAATACCTGCTGCCGATCGAGACTTGGGATGACGATGATGTGCTGTCGTACCTGAATGGGCAGGGCGCGACGCTGCCGCGCTTCTATGAGACGCTGCGCGCATCGCCCGACTGCATCTCGTGCTCGGCGTATTGGGAGGAGGGGCGCGCGGCCTACCTGAAGCAACACCACCCGCGTGAACACGTCATCTATCTGGCACGGCTCGACGCCATCAACGTGGCGGTCAATGAGCACATCGCGGCATTCAATCACGAGGTGAACGCATGAGCTTTTGGGGCGGATTCGCCGGCGGCATGTCCCAGGGCCTCCGGCAAGGCATGGCGATGGGCAAGGACTTGCGCACGCGCATGAAGGAGGACGAGCTGGAGCAGGTGCGCCAGCAGGGCCTCAAGGAGGCGCAGGAGGCGCGCAATGCGGCCATCGCCGACATCGTGAAGCAGAACGGCATCAGCGGCACCACGCAGGCGGCGCCCGCCGCGCCGTCGCAGGATGGCGGCAACGCGCCAGCTCCAGCTCCTGACGCTGCGCCCGCGCCCGCGCCGGTCGAGATTGCGCCGTCGCCCGCGCCCGCGCCGGCTCCGGCGAGCAGCACCGCGCCGTCCGCGAACATCGCGCCGGCGTCGCCGTCTGCCGCCTTTGGCCTGATGGGCACTCCGACTACGGACCGCTCCCAGGCGCTGCCGTCCTTCAGCGTTGGCGGCAAGACGTTCGCGAACCGCGCTGATGCCGAGGCCGAGGCAGGCAAACAGGTGCCGAACGTGGCCGACTACTTCATGAAGACTGGCGTGCCGAAGCTGCAAGAGGCGTACATCGCGCAGGGCGATTTCGACAAGGCGGAATCGCTCGGCAAGTGGGTGGAGTCGCGGCGCGGGCAGGATGCCGTGAAGACGTTCGGCAAGGCCATGACCAAGCTGATGTTCACGAACGACGTGGACGGCGGCGTGAAGGCGCTGGGCGACTACTACAACAAGTTCATCGACGATGGCGTCGACTTCGTGTCGCACGGTGTCGGCGAGGATGGCAAGATCAACGTCACGCTGAAGAACAAGGGCAACGGCACGGAATCGAACATCAGCCTGTCCAAGGGCGATATCCTGCGCATGGGCATGGCCTACGATCCGGCCAAGCTGCACGAAATGGCGCTGTCGCAGGAGGCGCATAACGTCAAGAACGCGGCCGACGTCGCCAAGGAGGACCGGAAGTTCAAGCGGGACGTCTCCATGCAGGTGCTCAAGGGCAACCAGCAGAGCAAGCTCGAAGATCAGAAGTCGGGCAACCGCATCAGCGAGGAAACGGCCAAGGCGCAAACCGACGTGTCGACGACCGGCGCCAAGGAGCGGGCCAAGGTCGAGGCGCAGGTAGGCGCAAAGGTCGACGCTCTGCGCGCCGCCGGCGTGTCCGACGACTTCATCAAGGAGGCGCTGCCCGGCATCCTGGGCGCGGGCCAGTACAAGCGCGCCACGTCGCCGGAGGAGGCGCGCCGCCTCGCGCACTCCGACCTGATGAAGAACATGCCGGGCTATGCGAACAAGAGCGCAGAGGATCAGCAGAAGATTCTCGACAAGACGATGAGCATCATCTCGGCTGGCGGGAAGCCGAGCCAGACTGGTGTGCCCGATGGCGCTACCGCGCCGGCGAAGGATGCCGCGCCGCCGGCGGCATCGCCGAAGGGCGTCTACGTGCGCGACAAGAAGACGGGCGAGATCAAGCTGATCGATCCGTCGCAACTCGGCCCAGGCCCTAGCCCGGCGCCGAAGCAATCGGTGTACGCGCTGCCCCCGCGCGACAAGTAAAACAGGCCCGTTCATCGGGTACAATCTCGGGACACTGGACACAGATAGAGGCGCTTCGTGGCAGACAACCAACCGTTCTTCGCTCCCCTGTTCGACACCACCGAAGACACGAACGCCTCTATCTACCAACTGCCCCCGCTGCAAGAAGCGCTGAAGTCCGAGCCGGCCGCCGCGCCGGCCGTGAAGTCGCGTGGCATGCCGAGCGCCGCCGACGTATCCCGCCGCGCCGAGGAGCTGGGCATCGACCCCAAGTTCGCGCTCTCCATCTTCAAGCAGGAGTCGAGCGGCAACTTCAACGAACGCGACAGCAACAAGGGCGCGATCGGCGGCATGCAGGTTATGCCCGGCACGTACAAGGCCATGATGGGCACCACGGAAGGCATGCGCGATCCGTGGAACAACCTGGAGGCCGGCCTGCGCTACATCGCCTACGGGCAGCGCACGCTCGGCACGAAAGACCCCGCGCTGCTGGCTGCCGGCTACCACGCCGGCTATGACCGCAAAGACCTGAAGCAGGGCATCATCCCGGATGTGTCGGATGGCGCGAAGCGCACTCGCGACTACGCGCGCGAGGTTGCCGCACGCGCTGGCGGCTCCGCTCCGGCGGGCAAGGTGGCATCTGCCGACAGCGCAGCGCCGGCGCCGCCTTCCATCCCATCGCTGCAATCCGCACTCGATGCGCAGGAGCCGGGCCGCTACGAGGTGCTGGCCGATCCGGGCGCCGACGTGCTCACGCGTCTCAACACCGGCGACGACAAGGACCGCTACGAGCTGGCATCGCCCGACGAGATCAGCCGCTTCGAGGCCGGCAAGAAGGAGAGCGTCGGCGACGCGGCGAAGTCGTTCCTCGGCAAGTCGCTCAAAGCAGGCATGTACGATCTCGCCGGCGCCGGCGCCAAGCTGCTGGATGCCGTCAACCCCTGGACGTTGAGCGAGAGCGACGCGGCCACGCTGTTCAAGAACGATCCGGCGAAGCTGAAGGACTACCAGGACAACAGCGTCGCCATGATCCTGTCGCGCTTCGCGCGGCGCATGTCGCACAACAGCGAAGATGCGATGAAGGAGATTTCGCCCGGCGCCGAGCTGCGCTACGGGCACAAGGAATACGCCACCACCGACCTTGACAAGGCGGCCTATGCCTCGCCGGTCAAGGTGGTCGGCGACGTCGTGCGCAACCTGCCGACGCAGGTGGGCCTCGCCATCTCCGCGTACCTCACGCGCGGCGCCGCCGCCCAGGCTGAAGCCCAGGCTCTCAAGGCCGGTCTGACGGCCGAGGCCGCGAAGCAGGCTGCCATTCAGGCGGGCGCGAAGACGATGGCGACCATGGGCGCGGTCAGCGAGGGCGCGATCGGCTATGCGCAGCAGGCGAACCAAGCGCGCGAGGAGGCCGAGAAGGTCAAGCAAGCCGACCTGGAGAAGTCGCCCGAGTACCAGAAGCTTCTCGCCAACGGCTACACGCCGGAGACGGCCAAGCAGAAGCTGGCCGCAGTCACGGCCGAGCAGGCTGGCGTTGTTGCCGGCGTCGTCGACGCGGCTGTGAACAAGGTGGGCGGCCACTTCCTCGGCAAGATCATGACCGAGGGCGGGAAGTTCGTGCCGCGCGTCATGAAGGGCTTCGTCAATGAGGGCGCCACCGAGGCCATCCAAAGCCCTGGCGAGCAGTATGCGCAGAACGCCGCCGTGAAGCGCAACATCAACCCGAACCAAGACCTGAGCGAGGGGGTGCTGGAGAACGCCGTGCAGGGCCTAGTGGTCGGCGGCGTGTCGGGCGGCGGCTTCGCTGGCGCCATGGGGCGCGGCCATAGCGCGAACAGTGCCGCACCAAACAATGCTGCACCGGCAGTGCCTGCCGCGCCCGCCGCCGCAGTTCCTGTCGCGCCGGTGGCCGAGCCTGCCGCGCCCGCTGGCCCGATCGAGCGCGCCGTAGGCAAGGTCATGCCCGAGAGCAAGCAGGTCGTTGGCGACGACGGCACTGTCTACAACGTCAAGGTCGGCGACAGCGGTGTTGAGGTCGCGGCGATCGATCCGGCCGCCCAGGCGGCGCCGGCGCTGACCGAGCGCGAGAAGGCGCTGCAAGAGATCGGCGACAAGGCTGCCAGCGAGAAGCCGCCCAAGCCCGAGCCGGCGCCCAAGAAGGAACAGGAGCCGGCGGCCAAGGTCGAGGAGGCCAAGTCCGCAAGCGATGAGGAGCCGGCCGCGAAGGCGCCCGCCGGCCCGACCGACACCCGCGCGCCCGCCGGCGCCGACCTGTCCACCATGGACGAGCCGGCGCTGCGCGAGCGCATGAAGTATCTCGCCGGTCAGGCGAAGCGCACGGGCGGCTGGGACAAGATGCTGGTGACCGAGCGCAAGCGCGTCGAGGCCGAGATCGGCAAGCGCAAGAACGGCCAGCCCGCCGCCCAGGTGGAGCAGGCCGCCGAGCCGGCGCCGGAAAAGACCGCATCCGGCGCATTCGTGAAGCAGTCGGACGCAAACGACGCGATGCGCACCGCCGCGCGCGATACCGGCAAGCCGCATCAGGTTGTCGAGCGGGAGGCCGGCCGCGCCGTCTTCGACGTGAGGCCCATGGAGGAAGCCAATGGAGCGAACGCTCGCCGCGCTGAACCTGCTGGAGCGCCTGTCACCGCAGCAGAGCAGGCAAGCGCAGCTCCTGCGGCGCCTGCTGCTGAACGGCCGGCGCGTGCCGCGAAGACTGCGCCCACTGCTGGAGAACCTGGAGCGGCTGCTGGAGAGGCCACCGCTGAGCCGGCTGCACTGACAGTCAAGGCGGCCAGCGGGAAGGTCTATCCGACCAAGGGCGAGCGGCTGCCGAAGGCCGGGGTCGTTCCTGCAAACCTCGGCAACGATGGCATCGTGTACGTCGGCCGTCCGAACAGCCTGCATTTCCATGTGGCTGACAGGCACTCCAAGGCAGCCGGCGGATTCTCCGACACGGGATTCGTCACCCCGGATGGTCAGTACCTCACGCGCGAGGAGGCCCTGGCCTGGGTCAACACTCATGAGGCCAAGGTCAAGCCGTCCGAGAACATGGGCGCGAGCCTCGACGCGATCGACTACCGCGAGCAGGTCCCGGAATCGAAGCGCAAGGCTCCGGAGGCGGCGGAAGACGCAGCCGCCAAGCCGGCCGCCGCGCCAGCCGAGGCCGTGAAGTGGTTCGGCACGCGCGAGAAGGCCGAGGCCCACATCGCCAAGAAGGGTATCGCCGACACGCACGAGGTCGTGCAGGCGCAGAACCGCCGCTTCGAGATTCATCCGAAGGTGGCCGACGGCTTCGAGCGGTTCGCGCCCGAGACCGGCACGCTCGGCATCCCGCGCGCGGAGATGCCGCAGGTGCCGTCGCAATCGCACGGCGCGCTGGTCAACCACCTGAACGCGCAGGGCATCGAGCACGAGACCAAGATGGTGCCGGCGGACGAGCTGAAGCCTACGCAGGCTGAGTTCTCGCCGGAGAAGGTCGAGCAGGCCAAGGAAGCGAATGGCGACCGCGCCGTGATCGTATCCAGCGACGGCCACATCATCGACGGCCACCATCAGGCGCTCGCGGCCAAGGACGAGGGCAAGGATGTCAAGGCGATCGTGCTGGATGCGCCCGTCGATCAGGCTCTGGAAGCCGTGAAGAATTCTCCGAGCGCCCAGTCCGAGCAGCCTGCCGAGGCCGCGCCAGCGCGTCCGAAGCGCCTGCTGGGCGATGCCAAGGTCGGCGACACCTTCACGCCATCGGGCGATATCGGCTATGCCTCGGGCGGCCAGACCTACCGCGTGGAATCCGTCGACCGCAAGGGCGGCATCACCGTGCGCAACGTGGCGACCGGCAGCGGCACGACCATCTCGCGTGCCGAGTTGATGGGCGCTGAGCGCAAGGGCGTGACGGTCGAAAAGCAGCAGGCCGACGCCGCGCCGGCCGATCAGCCCGCCGCCCCCGCCAATGAATCGTTGTTCGCAGGCAACAAGCTCTTCACCGAGGACAAGGTTGAGGCGGCGCGCGCGCGCATGCGCCGCAAGCTGAAGTCGACGGCGTTCACCGGCCTGGACCCCGAGCTGGTGACGGACGGCATGACGATCGCCGGCGCCTACATCGAGGCCGGCGTGCGCGAGTTCGGCGCCTATGCCAAGGCCATGGTCGAGGACTTCGGCGCCGAGGTGAAACCCTACCTGCTGTCCTTCTACGAGGCGGTGCGGCACTTCCCTGGCCTGGAAACCGAGGGTATGACTGCGCCCCAGGAGGCAGGCCGCCTGCATGCAGAGCTGCTGTCTCAGAACGAAACGGCCCAGGAGGCCCAACATGACACCGAAGCAAATCCGGCACGCCCTGGAGCTGGCGATGAAGGACAAAGCGCCGCAGCAGTACGCGGCGATGAAGGCGGACGGGGCGCTGGCCGGGTATCTGAATCGGCTGACGGCGGACGTGCAGGCGTCGCAGAGCGAGGCGCACAACACGCTGGCGAACGATCCGCAGTTCCAGAAGATCAGCGACCCGCAAACCAGGACGCAGGAAGCGAGCAGCCGGCTGAAGGCGGCCGAGAGCGTGGCGCTACAGCAGGCGGTCGAGGAGATCAGCAGCCTGCAAGCGCCGCAGCAAACCACCGCATCCGCCCCGGCGACCTGAAGCGCGAAGGGTCGTGGAAGGACGCGGCCGAGCGCAATGTGCAGATCGTCGAGCTGGTCAAGCAGCTCGAAAAGGACGGCCGCGTCGCAACGCCCGATGAGCGCGCGTCGCTCGCCCGCTATACGGGCTGGGGTGCGTCCGAGATCGCAAACGGCATCTTCCCGGATCGCAACGGCCGCTACAAGGACGCGTCCTGGCAAGCGCTGGGCGAGCGCCTGAAGGCGGCACTCACGCCGGCGGAATACGCCGACGCGCGCCGCACGATGCAGTACGCCCACTACACCAGCGAGGGGGTGATCCGCGCGATCTACGCGGGCCTGGATCGCCTGGGCTTCAAGGGTGGCGCCATCCTGGAGCCGGGCATGGGCGTCGGTCACTTCAACGGCCTGATGCCGGCGCAGATGGCCACGCACAGCAGCTACACCGGCATCGAGTTCGACCCGATCACCGGCGCCATCGCGCGCGCGCTGTACCCGCAGAGCAACGTGATCGTCGGCGACTACACCAAGACCGCGCTGCCGAAGGATTTCTTCGACGCCGCGATCGGCAACCCGCCGTTCAGCTCCACCGTCGTCAGCAACGATGCCGAGTACAAGAAACACGGCTTCATGCTGCATGATTACTTCTTTGCCAAGACGCTCGACCGCGTGAAGCCGGGCGGCGTCGTCGCGTTCGTGACCAGCAAGGGCACGATGGACAAGGCCAGCAGCCGCGCCCGCGAGTTCATGGCCGAGCGCGCCAACCTGATCGGCGCCGTCCGCCTGCCGCAGACCGCGTTCAAGGAGAACGCCGGCACCGAAGTCGTGACCGACGTGCTGTTCCTGCAAAAGCGCGGGCCGGGCATCCCCGACAACGGCGTGAAGTGGCTGGTCACCAAGGAGGTCGACACGTCGCAGGGCAAGACGCCTGTGAACGAGTATTTCGCAGATCACCCAGAGATGGTGCTGGGCGAGCACGCCAAGACCGGCAGCATGTACCGCGCCGACGAGTACACCGTCGTGCCGCGCGCCGGCGAGGACATCGAGCAGGCATTCGCCAAGGCCATCCAGAACCTGCCGGAGGGCGGCTACCGCCCGGCACGCGGCAGCGCGGCCGAGCGTGCTTTCGTGCAGGACCGCGATTTCAACCCGAAGGCCAAGAAGGAGGGCGGCCTGTACGTCAGCGACGACGGCCGCCTGATGCAGGTCGAGGACGGCGCGGGCGCGGACCTGACGCACCGCCTCAACTCCGAGGGCAAGCGGATCGAGCTGAAGCCGAAGGAGCGAGCGTGGTTGCGCGGCTGGGTAAGCCTGCGCGACGCGCTGAAGCAGGCGCAGCTCGACCAGCTCACGGATGGCGATTGGCAGGGATCGCTCCAGGCGCTCAACGCCGCATACGACGCGTTCGTCAAGGATCACGGCAACATCCTGGCGTTCTCGACGATCGAGCGCGAGAACCCGGACGGCACCACGAGCGTCACGCGCCGCCTGAAGAACGCGCCGCTGATGACGATCGACGCCGAGGGCGCCCTGGCGCACGCGCTGGAGCGCATCAACGAGGACGGCACGATCAGCAAGGGCGCGGTGCTGCAAGATCGCGTTCTGAAGCGACCGACCGAGCCGGTCATCAACACCACGCAAGACGCCATGTTCGTGGCGCTCGACCGTCACGGCAAGTTCGACCTGGACACGGTTGCGCGCTTGGCGGGCCAGAGCCGCGAGCAGGCCATCGCCGACCTGGGCACGGCCGTCTACGAGGCGCCGGGCGCCAGCTGGCAAATGGCCGACGAGTACCTGTCTGGCAACGTGGTGCGCAAGCTGAAGGAGGCCCAGGCCGCCGCCGAGATCGACAAGCGCTATTCTCGCAACGTCGAAGCGCTGCTGGCCGTGCAGCCTCGTCCGCTCGGCCCGCAGGACATCAGCGTCAAACTGGGCGCCAATTGGGTGAAGCCCGCAGACATCGAGGCGTTCGCGCGCGATGCGCTGGGCGAGCGCATGGACGTCGCCTACCACGAGAAGCTGAACGACTGGACCGTCGCGTCGGTCGAGCGCGCGATCACAGAATGGGGCTTCGAGAAGATGAGCGCGTCGCAGATTCTCGACGCCACGCTCAACAACCGCCAGATCAAGGTCACGTTCCGCGACCAAGACGGCAAAACGCACGTCGACATCGAGGCGACGACCAAGGCAAACGACATCTCGCAGAAGATGAAGGACGCCTTCCGCCGCTGGATTTGGACCGATGCTGAGCGCGCCGACCGCCTGACTCGGTACTACAACGAGAACTTCAACAACATCGCGCCGCGCGCGTTCGACGGCAGCCACCTGACGCTGCCGGGCATGTCGTCGCGCTATGCGCTGTACGATCACCAGAAGCGGGCCGTCTGGCGCCAGATTCAGGCGGGCGACACCTATCTCGCCCACGCGGTGGGCGCCGGCAAGACGATGGAGATGATTGCCGGCGGCATGGAGCAGAAGCGCCTCGGCCTGATCGACAAGCCGGTCTACGCGGTGCCCAACCACATGCTGGCGCAGTTCGCGCGCGAGTTCATGGAGCTGTACCCGGCGGCCAACATCATGGTGGCCGACGAGACGAATTTCCACACGCACAACCGCCGCCGCTTCATCGCCCAGGCCGCGCTCAACAACCCGGACGCGATCGTCATGACGCACTCGTCGTTCGGCCGCGTCGGCATGAGCGAGGAGTCCACGAAGAGCTACATCGAGAAGCAGATCGGCGAGTGGAAGGAAATCCTCGCCGAGACGGACAAGGGCGACCGCCTGACGCGCAAGCAGGTCGAGCGCCGGATCGAGCAGTTGGAGCGCCGCATCGAGGCTAAGCAGGCGACCGAGAAGAAGGACCGCGTGCTCACGTTCGAGGAGCTGGGCGCCGACATGCTGTTCGTCGATGAGCTGCACGAGTTCCGCAAGCTCGACTTCGCCACCAACCAGGGCAACGTGAAGGGCATCGACCCGTCTGGCAGCCAGCGCGCGTTCGACCTGATGATGAAGGTCGAATACCTGCGCAGCAAGAAGCCGGGCCGCTCGCTGGTCGGCGCGTCGGGCACGCCTGTGACAAACACCATGGGCGAGCTGTACACCGCGCAGCGCCTGTTCCAGCCGAAGCAGTTGGAGGAGGACGGCCTGACGTCGTTCGACGCCTGGGCCAGCCAGTACGGCGACATCGTTTCCGGCTTCGAGCAGAACGCCGCCGGCGGCTACGAGGTCGTGGCCCGCTTCGCCAAGTTCCAAAACGTGCCGGAGCTGATGCGCCGCGTCCGCTCTTTCATGGACATCCTGACCAGCAGCAGCCTGGGCGAGCTGGTCGAGCGCCCAACGATCGAGGGCGGCCAGCGCGAGGTGCGCATCACACCCTCGCCGGACGGATATAAAGAGTACCAGCAGGAGCTACAGCAGCGGATCACGGCCATCCGCCAGCGCAAGGGTCCGCCCAAGAAGGGCGAGGACATCATCTTGCGCGTGATCGGCGACGGCCGGTTCTCGGCAATCGACATGCGTTTCGTCGACCCGTCGCGCGCCAACGATCCCGGCAGCAAGCTGAACCAGATGCTGGACGCGCTGATCGCTGACTATCATGCGATGGCCGACCACGAGTATTTCGACACGGCCACCGGCAAGCCGGACCCGATCAAGGGCGCGTCGCACCTGATTTTCACGGACATCGGCCTGGGCGAGCAGTCGGCCGCGAGCCGTGGCTTCGACATGCGCCGCTGGATCGAGAAGCGCCTGACGGACGGCGGCGTGCCGGCCGACCACATCGCGTTCATGCGCGACTACAAGCAGCACGCCAAGAAGGAGCGTCTGTTTGCCGACATGCGCGAGGGCAAGAAGCGCGTCCTCATCGGCGGCAAGGAGATGGAGACGGGCACGAACGTGCAGAAGCGCCTCATGACCGAGGATCACCTGGATGCGCCGTGGTTCCCGGCTTCTGTCGAGCAACGCGAGGGCCGCATCGTTCGCCAAGGCAACCAGAACAAGCAGGTGCGCATCCGCGCCTGGGCGACGAAGGGCAGTTACGACAGCACCATGTGGGGCATGAACGCCCGCAAGGCGCGCTTCATCGAGCAGGCCATGAACGGCGACGACACCGTGCGCTCGCTGGAGGACGTGAGCGAGGCGTCGGCGTTCGAGATGGCCGCCGCCCTGGCCTCGGGCGACGAGCGCTACATGAAGTTGGCGGGCCTGAAGCAAGACGTCGACCGCCTGGAGCGCTTGCGTCACGCGCACTTTGGCGATCAGCGCCGCCTCTCGGTCGAGAAGCAATACGCTGTGGATGCCGTCGATCGCAACGAGCGCCGCATCGCCGAGCTGACAGAGGCGATCAAGCAGCGCACGCCGATCCGCGCGGGCGAGTTTCTCGCGAAGGCCGGCAACCGCGAGTTCGACGCGCGCGAGGAATTCAGCGCGGCCCTGTTCGACGAGTTCAAGGCGCTGACAGGCAAGGAGTTCGACGGCGAGAAGGTGATCGGACACATCGGTGGCTTCCCGATCACCTACTACGGCATGACGGGCCAAGGCTCGGGCGCCTACATCGCGGGCGTGCACGTCGGCATCCCTGGCGACCCCGACCCGATCATCGCGTACCCGATCCGTGGCGAGTTCGCCATCAACGGCATCGCCGCGCGCGCCGCCAATCAGGTCAACAGCCTGGATCGCATGGTGGTTGAGGCGAAGGATCGGATCGAGCAGAACCAGCGCAAGATCAACCAGATCGAGAGCCGCCTGGGCGCGCCGTTCCCCGAGGAGGGCGATCTGCTGGAGAAGGTCGTCGCGCTCAACAACCTGGAGAACGAGCTGACGGCGGAGAAGGCGGCCGAGGGCGGCGAGCAGGTCAGCGCCGACGCGGCGGCGGCCACGGTCGAGACGGAAGGCGGCGAGGAGGGCCCGCGCTACAGCGTTGCGCCTGAAGTCGACCGCGATCAGAGCGTCGAAGTTACGAGCATCAAGACGTTCGATGTGCCGCCGGAGCAATTGTATGAAACGGCAAAGGCTTTCTATCAAGAGAACCTGCGCGGCGTCTCCGTGAACAACCAATGGATCGGCAAGGTTGAATTCAATAAGGAGGGCGGCGGCAAGCTACTGTCCGTAGGGAGGCGCGAGCCGCTTCACATGTCGGTTGTTCAGGCATTGCCGGGACTTCTGAAAAGCGCCGTGCCCGTCCGATTCGAGCAGGATCGAAAGGGCCGGCAGCATATCGACGGCTACTTTGCCGCGATTGCTCCCGTGGATATTGATGGGACGCTCTATTCCGTCGAGCTGAAGTTGCGCAAACTCGACAAGAGCGGAGGTGGCCGGACGACGTTCTACACCCTTGCTGGGTTCGAGGTAGAAAAGGTGGGAGGCGGCAGGGCGAATCCGGAGATAGCTAACCATGGCCGGCCTTCTACCGCCTCCCAGCCTTCTGAGGGTTATGCTGCCGCCGCCGTCTCTAAGCATGGTACTGCGACAGCCCCTCGTCGGGCCTTGACTGTTGGAGAATTGCTCGACGCCGTGAATTGGGACCAGCGTTCTTTCAGCATGTCCCCGTCTCCGGCGGGGGGCGAAGTCAAGTCTCGCCGACCTGACGCTATCGTAAATCAAACAATAGCAAATGCAAACGGCATAAATGTAACGGAATTGTCTATGACGTTGCGAGGAAGCAACGTCGGCGATCTCATCGGCCGCCTGCTGGACCGTGGCCGCGTGGTGCTTCACGATGACGCAGGCAGCCTGCCGGGCAAGAACGCCCCGCGCGGCGTGCAGGCTTCGACCATGCCGGACGGCACCATCCACATGGTGGGCGCCAACCTGAACACTCAGAGCGCCGTGCCCGTGCTGCTGCACGAGATGTTCCATAGCGGCGTCAAGCCGCTGGTGGGCGAGGCCGCATGGGGCAAGCTGATGACGCGCCTGGACGGGCTGCTGCGCCAGTCCGAGCGCTCGACGGGCCGCGCACGCGAGTTCTACGACGCCGCGTTCAAGCGCATGCGGGCAGCGGCGCACGCCGGCGACGCGCGCGTGATGAACGCCGAGGAGTTCGGCGCCTACGCGATCGAGGAATACTCCAGCGCGCCAGCCGCCGTCCGCGCCTGGGTCGACGACGTGGTGGGCGCGATCAAGGCATGGCTGCTGCGCCGATTGGGCACGCAGATCGGCGCCGTCACGCCGGCCCAGCTCCGCGCCCTGGCCGTGGCCGCGCTGCGCAGCGAGCCGCGCGCCGGCGGCGACGCGCTGCGCAACTCGGTGAAGGCGCCGATGAATCCGGTCGAGGCTGGCCTGACGCCGCCGGCGCCCACGCGCTTCGATCGCTTCCAGGCGGCGGTGCAGGACAACATGAACCGCGTGAAGCAGGTGCAGGAGCGCATCAAGAAGCTGACCGGCCTGAAGGAGCTTGGCTTTTCCGACTACTACCGCGCCGAGGCCAACCGGCCCGGCCGCGTGGCAGCGCGTCTGGAGGATGCGCAAAAGCACCTGACCGGCCCGCTGATGGAGCGCCTTGCCAAATCCGGCCACACGCAGGCGCAGCTGGAGGAACTGCTGCACGCGCAGCACGCTGAGGAGCGCAACGAGAAGATCGCCGAGATCAACAAGGACATGCCGGACGGTGGCTCTGGCATGCTGACGGCCGAAGCCAACGCGATCCTGGAGAAGTACAAGGGCGCGACCGAGCTGAAGGCCATTGCGCAGCAGGCCCGCGACATCGCGCGCGCCACGCTCGACCTGAAGCTGGCCTACGGCTTGATCGACCAGACGACGCACGACACGCTGTCGACCGGCTACGAGAACTACGTGCCGCTGAAGGGCGACGGCGAGTATGGCCCGAAGATCAAGCGCGCCATGGGTCACGAGGAGCGCGCTGAGCACATCATGGAGAACATCGCGCGCGACTACGACCAATCCGTCGTGGCCGGCGAGAAGAACATCGCCCGCCAGTCTCTCCTCGCGATGGTCGCCGAGCACGAAGACCCGAGCCTGTGGACGATCGGCATCCCGCCGCGCGGACGCCGCATCGCTGGGCAGGTGTTCAACGTGGTCGACCCGAGCCTGCCCAAGGGCCAGCAGACGGTGGGCTCGTTCTCCGCGCGCTCGCAGGTGGACGCATTCCTGGAGGGAGCTGGCCCCAAGGCCGCGAGCTATCTCGTGCTGGACTCCGGCGGCGAGCGCGTGCAGCAGTTCGTGAGGCCGCTGCAAGACAACGAGGTGATGGTCTACGTCAAGGGCGAGCCGGTGCGCATCCAGATTTACGACGAGGCCCTGGCTCGCCAGCTCCGGCCGCTCGCCCCGTCCAAGATGATCCCTATGCTGGAATGGATGCGCAGCCTGAACCGCTACCTGTCCAAGATTTACACCGGCTACAACCCGGCCTTCATCCTGCGCAACGCCGCGCGCGACGCGCTGACCGGCACGGTCAACATGGTCGGCCACGAGGGCGCCGGCGTCGCGGCGAAAGCCTGGACGAAGTATCCGGGCGCGGTTAAGGCGCTGGGCCAGTGGGCCGCCACCGGCAACGCGCCGGCGGGCAAGACGGGCGAGTACCTGAAGGAATACCGCATGCACGGCGGCAAGACGGGCGCGTCGTGGATGTCTGACCTGGAGACCAAGGGCAAGGAGCTGTCGCGCATGTACGAGGACGCCTACGGCGCGAGCGGCTACCTGAAGGACGGCCAGAACCTGAAGGCGGCCAAGGTCGCCGGGCGCAAGATCGTCGGCGGCATGGCGCACGTGGTCGAGATCGCCAACCAAGCCACGGAGAACGCGCTGCGCTTGTCGCTGTACATGACGCTGCGCGAGAGCGGCCAGACGCCGGGCAAGGCCGCCCAGGCCGCCAAGAGCGTGACGGTGGACTTCGACCGCAAGGGCACGATGACGGGCGCGCTCGGCGCGGTCTACCTGTTCCTGAATCCGGCGGTGCAGGGCACGGCCAACGCCATGCGCACGCTGGCGAGCGGGGAGCATCGCGGGCAGGCGTTCGCGGCGCTCGGCATGCTGGCGACGCTCGGCTTCTACGCGGCGGCGTCCGGCATGGACGACGACAAGGACCGCTGGCTGGGCGAGGGATGGGATGGCCGCACCAAGAACTTCGTGATGATGTTCGGCGACCACACGCTTAAGGTCCCGCTGTCGCAGGAGTTCACGCCGGCCTATGCGTTCGGCGTGGCGCTCGCTGAGGCGATGCGCGGCGAGGGCGCGATGAAATCGTCCGTCCGCATGGTCTCGTCGTTCCTGGATGCGTATTTCCCGCTGAACGGCGCCTACAACCCGGACAGCGACAATCACTTGCTCGATGCGGCTCAGGCCGCTTCGCCGACGATCATCAAGCCGCTGGTTGAGACCGCCGTGAACCGCAATCACTTCGGTAGCCCGATCGTGCCGGAGACACCCGCGACCAAGAGCCAGCCGGACAACCTGAAGATGTATCGGGGAACGAAGGGCACGGTGTACGACGCGCTGGCGCAGCAGATCGCAGCGGCGGGCGAGCTGACCGGCGCCGGCCGCTACGAGAACGACATCACCAAGATCAGCCCCGAGACGCTGAAAAGCGTCTGGCGCACGTACACCGGTGGCCTCGGCCAGTTCGTGGCCGACTCGATCGGTGCGGCCAGTCTCGCCACCGAGCCGGGCGAGATGAGCAGCAGCGACATCCCGATCGCAAAGGACTTTTGGCGCGCCCAGGACGTCAAGCCGATCCGCAGCCGGTACTACGATCTCGCGCGCGAGGCGAAGGAAGCAGCCACGGAATTCCAGCAGGCGAAGAAGGCCGGCGACGGCGAGGCGATCGACAGCATCTTCGCGCGGCCCGGCCAAGCCGAGTTGATCGCGCTCGACAAGATGTTCAAGAAGTCGAGCCACGCCGCCGCAGCGATCCGAGATGAGGAGGTGACGGTGAACGCCGACAAGTCTCTGTCGACGTCCGAGAAGCGCAACCGCCTGAAGGAGCTGGAGAAGCAGGAGGAGTCGATCTACAGGGATGCGCTGGACGTCTTCAAGACTTCCATCCCTTCTAAGTAGGGGGTTTTGTGTTGTAGATTGCTCGGAGGGAGAGGCTTAGCGAATGGCAAAGCTTCCCCATACCCAGCAGGGTGTAGAAAGCTTGCCATGTTTGCTCTGGCGGAGCCGGCTTGAGCATTCAGGCACCACAGTCGATCGACACCCGCTGTGGCTACTCCAGACTTCGACGACGGTGCGAGTCGTCCATCCCGGGCTCTAGAGCTTTCGCTTCCCACCCTTTGCGCTTGGGCCTTCCTGCGCTACGCCGCGTGCGGAACGTTTGGATACCGATAGCTTCCGCGACGGCTGGACGTGAAAAAGCCCGGTTATTCATTGTTGGGCGGGCCTTTGACGAGGCAACCGGCGCTTGCTCCACACAGCATTCCGATTACACCGCCCAACAATGGATACCGGGCTTGTACTGCCTTGTGGAGGTTGCGCCGGGTGTCAATCCAGCGCAATCATCATAGCACAAAAAATCGATGCGCGTGGATTTTATACGCAGTGCCCGCTGACAACCGCAGAACAGCCTTCGCCGTCATAGGCAGTTGGGCGCGGGTTGTCATCGCGAAGAGCATGACCAAGCATGATGAAGAGCGCGGCCACGATGGCGAGCACGACGGTGATGTATGTCTTCGGGAAGTGTTCGCCGGCCCAGCTGTCGAATTGCGAGTAGCGCTCGGCGATCTTTTTGGCGATGTGCGAAAGCTTTTCCATGATCTTCGAATTTGTTGGTTGTGAGTTCGTATTCTAGGTGAATTATTTCTTCCTGTGTCGAATTTTCTCCTCGTCGTCAAGCTGGCGCATGTAGGCGCGCACCTTGCGGAATCGTTCGATCTCGCGGGTGCACGCCGCATCCACGGCGGCGCGGATGAAGGCGGCCTTGGAGAAGATCACCTTGTTGTCGATCAGGTACTCCATTTGCAGGATCGTCGGCTCGGTGAAGCGCACGTTGATGAAGACGTTGCGCGTCGGGTCGCCATGTGACCAGGGCGCTTCATCCTTGGCGGCCGTTGTCTTGGTCGCCGCGCGCCGCGCACGATCGCCGCGCCGTGGTTTGGTGTTCGCCATGATGTCTCCGATGCGCGCCGCAATGAATCGGGCGCGCTCGCTATCACTATAGGATTGGTGCGGATCGGTGCGATGCGATTTTGCGCATGCCTGTGCAGATAGCGGTTTGAAAATCGTTGCTTCGATAATAAAATCGGACCAGCCGAAGCAGGAGATTTTGTCAATGCCCCAAACTAGCAAGCAACTCACCGCCGACGACTATGCCCGCGCGGCTACCGCGCTAGGCGTGCCGGTCGCTGCCGTAAAGGCGGTGACGGAGGTGGAGAGCAACGGCAAGGGCTTCCTGCCGGATGGCCGCCCACTGATCTTGTTCGAGCGCCACATCATGCGGCGCCAGCTCGTCGCGGCAGGTCACGCGATGGATGCCGCGCGCTACAACCTGACCGACCCTAACATCGTCAACTCGAAGCCCGGAGGCTACGTCGGTGGTGCTGGAGAATGGGATCGTCTGGCACGCGCGATCGAGATCAACCGGCCGGCGGCACTGGAATCGGCGAGTTGGGGCCTGTTCCAGATCATGGGATTTCACTGGAAGCTGCTGGGCTTCGCGTCGGTGCAGGCGTTCGTCAACGCCATGTACACGAGCGAGGGCGCGCAGCTCGACGCGTTCGTCGCCTTCGTGAAGGCCAGCCCGAACCTGCTGCGCGCGCTCCGTGCCAAGAACTGGCCGGACTTCGCGCGCGGCTACAACGGGCCGGGGTACGCAACCAATAAGTACGACACCAAACTCGCCGAAGCATACGCGCGTCACAGCCAAACGGGAGCCGCATGAACCTCATCGAAAACGCCGGCCAGTGGCACAAGCTCTGGTCGATCCGCTTTGCGCTGCTGAGCGCCATGCTCGCGGCGGCCGAGGCGGCCCTTCCGCTGTGGAATGGCATCGTGCCGCCGCACGTCTTTGCATCGATCTCGACGCTGTGCGGAATCGCTTCGGCGGTATCGCGCGTGGTGCAGCAAACGGCGCTCCGGGCCGGCGACGGCGCCGACCCGCAGTGAAGACCTCCCGCCCATGCCTCACGGTCATCGGCCGATCATCACACCCCTTCTTCCTGGGGTGGTGATGCAACGGTCAACGACGAGGGTGGCACATGAACACGACGACATGGACAGAGATGAATCCGCCGGATAGCCAACTGTGGGGGTTGATCGGCGGCGCGGCTGGCGCGGTGGTCGCCGCGTTCGTCATGCTGCGCAAGTACCTGTCCCGCGATGCGGTCGATCGCGCTGGCGACGCCGCCGACATCGGCGCCATCAAGCGCCTGAACGACCTGCTGGACGAGGAGCGCAAGGCGCGACGCGAGGCCGAAGCGCGTGCCGACGTGTTCGCCAAGGAGCGCAACGAGGCGATCATGCAGATCGGCGAGCTGAAAGGGCAGATCGCGGCGCTGACCATGCAGGTCGCGCTGCTGAACAGCAAGGTTGAGCAATATGCAAACTCCCAGGTTGCTGCGCCTCAAGGAAATCCTTGAGCGCTTCTATGCCGCGCGCAAGCGATCCTTCAACGAGATCACTGTGTGGTCGCTGATCACGCTGCTGGCGGTCAGCAGCGGATCGGTTGGCTACTTCCTAGGCGACTTGCAGAACAACGTCGAGCTGGCCGCCACGCGCGCGCAGCATCAGCGCGATCTTGACCACCTGCGCGCAGCCTACGAGGCGGCCATGGCCGAGCGCGATGCGCGCCTGGACGATCTGGCGAGGCAGGTGGCGCAGGCGGCCCGCACATCGCAGCATGCCGCCACTACGGCCGAGCGCGCCGCGACCGCGCCGAAAGCCGAATCCCCGACGCGCCGCCCGCAGGGCGTGCCGTATCTGCCGCAACTGCCTCCGTCGCTGCACAAGGGTGGATGATGAACCTGATCAACTGGAAGGGCTACGCCATTGCCGCCGGCGCCGGCGCGCTGGTCGCCGCGATCCTGGCCGGCTGGGGCGCCTGGGCGATCCAGGCCAACCGGTACGATGTGCAGATCGCAGAGCTGAAGCGCGAGCACGCCGAGCAGTTGGGCGAGATCGCCAAGGAGGGCGCCGAGCAGGCCCGTGCGGCGCTGGATTGGAAGGACCGGGCAGAGAAGGCCACCGCCGAGATCGACGCCCGACAACAGGAGAACGATCGTGTCAAAGCTGAAAATGCTCGTCTTGCTGACGAGCTGCGCACTGGTGCTCGCCGCGTGTTCGTCGCTGCCAAGTGCCCCGCCGCTGCCGGTAGCAGCAAAGTGCCCGGAGCCGCCCCCGCCGCCCGCGTGGACGATGAAGGCGCGCGAGCCGAACTTGACCCTGCGGTTGCGGAGCGAATGGTCGGAATCACCGACGACGGCGACGACGCCATCCGCGAACTGACTGCCTTGCAGAGCTACGTGAGCAACGTCTGCTTGGCGCCGCGCCAATAGCGCGTGCATGCTCATTCTGCGGCGATAGGTCGCTGCCATCGCGCTTGCAGGGCGGCCGACGTGTCGGCGCCCTTTCTGCTTTTCAGCTCGATACCACGCCGGCGCGGCCGGCCCGGCTCGATGTCGACCGCGATGTCGAGCCACTTCCATCCGGCATAGATGTCGCCGGTCCCCTTCAGGTTCGCGTATCGGCGCAGGACGTTCCAGTTTCGGTGCGCGCTCACGCGCGTCACCTGCGGGATGTCATTCCCCAGCTCGAACAGGTGCGACACGCCCTCGCGGCGCAGGTCGTGAAAGCGCAAGTCTTCGATGCCGAGCCAGTCGCAGGCGCGCAGGAAGGCCGCCGAGATCGCGTCGGTGGTGTAGGGGAAAATCCGCTCCTCGATCCTGGGCATGGAGTGCAGCAGGCGCCATGCACGATCGGGCAGGTGGCACCACACGTTGTTGCCCTTCTTCTTCCTCGGGTGCTTCATGTCGCGCACGAGCACGGCCTGTTCGTCCTCGTTGATGTCGTCCCAGCGAATCTTGACGATCTCCTCCTGGCGCCGGCACGAGAAGATGGCGAAGGGCACGACCTTGATCATGGGCAGGACGAACGCCCGCCGGCGGATCGCGTCATGGAAGTGCTGCATCAGCCGGTCCAGCTCATCGCGGGTCGGCCGCCGGTCGCGCTCCTCGGCGCGCTCGATCAGGCCAAGGTGGCGGGCCACGGTGCGCGCGTCGTCCATCACGGACCCGTCGAGCGGGTAGCCCCAGGCCGGTTTCGCCAAGTCGATCACCGTGCCGAGCAGCGAGAAGTCGCCGTTGACAGTCTGCGGCTGCACGCCGTCGCGCTCGATGCGCTCGCGCGCGTAGTCGACCAGGGCGGCGCTGTCGATCGTCGACCCCTTGCGCGCGCCCAGGTCGCTCTTGGCGATGGCGCGCAGGGTGGCCTCCTGGGTGCGCCCGAGGCCGCGACGCTCGGCCACCTCATCCAGGAAGCGCTCGATGATCTTGCCCAGGGTGGGGTCGGGTGCCGACATCGCCTCAATGGCGCCCGGCTCTGCCAGTGCCGTCTCGCGCTTCTTGACCCATGCTTTGGCGGCGGCCTCTCTGTCGAATGTCTCCGTCTCTTTATGAACGACGGCGCCATCGCGCATGATCCTGACTCGTGCCATATAGGCGATCGAGCCGTCTTTCCGTTTGCGTGGGACAATCGTTCCCATTTGTCACATTTCCTTGGTTGGCATTGGACCGACAGGCCATGTACCAAAAAATGTGACAGCGGCCACTTGAGAACGGGCTTTGAAGAGCAAGAATGGTGTGGAAATCGTACCGACGAAGGCGAAAAGCAGACCGCTGGAAATGGGTAAAATAGCAATGAAATCAACGGTATGCGATATTCATAGATTCTGCGTCGCCCCGCTGATGGATTGGACCGACAAACGTAATTCCAGTTGGGCAGACAGGCACTTGCCACTCCAGCCAAGCCGGATGTGGCTGATTTGTGCCAGCCAGAGTTAGAATCTGATTGCGCGCCTAGGTCCGGCCGGCCGAAGACGAGAACTCCGATCCCTTCTCGCTGGCGCGCCTCTCTACAGGGGTCGACCTTCATCGGAAAGGTATGGCGACGATCGACACCGCGCGCTTGCGCGAGCTGTTCAACTATGACCCGGAGACGGGCGTCCTTACGTACAGAGCCGGGCGGCGGGCAGGGTTGCCAGCCGGGTGCATCGACAAGAGCAAGCGCGGCTACGTCAGAATTTCAATACCGACCGGGAATGGCCGCTACCTTTTGCTCTATGCGCACCGCCTCGTATGGCAATACGTCCATGGCTCGGAGCCGGCGCTCGACCTAGACCACATCAATGGCGTCAGGTCGGACAACCGCATATCGAACCTGAGAGAAGTTAGTCGCAGCCAGAACCAATGGAATTACCCGACGCCGAAGACGAACACGTCTGGCGCGAAAGGCGTCAGAGCGACAACGAGCGGAAGATGGGCCGCTTACATCAAGCAATATGGCGAGCGCATTTACCTCGGAACCTTCGTCACCATCGAGCAGGCGAGCGCCGCCTATCGTGATGCGGAGGCCCGCCTGTTCGGGGAGTTTGCGAGGCCGGAGCCGGCGAACGACAACGATCCGCTACCGCTTGCCATGTAGTTGCTCGAACTCCTTCATCGCCTCGGCCCGCTGGCGGTCGATGTAGTCGGCAAGGTCTTGCAGGTGCACGCCGCGCGCCGACTTCTGCGAGCGCTCGATGCGCATGATGGGGAGGGGGATGTCGCCCGCTGCGACCTTGCGGGCGAACTTGTCGGGCGTCAGGTGCGCGAAGAAATCGCGGCACACGTCGTCGAGCGGTATGACGGCCTTCCCGCCGTATTGTGCGAGCAGCAGGAAGGCCGTCCTCATTGACATGCCGCTCACTGGCCGCCGTCCAGGCTGGAGCGGAACAGGTCGGCGGCGTCCTCCGGCGTGGCCGGCGTCGTGATGGCGTTGCCGTTGCCGTCGCCGGCGACCACGAACGTGACGTCGCGGCCATGGGTCCAGAACGGCGTCAGCTTCAGCTCCTGGCCGATGAACTCGGCCGCCTTGCCGTTGCCGTCCGGCGTCGTGCCCCAATACTCGCCGTTGCACCAGTAGCCGGCCGGCGCCATGTCCTCGGGCGGCATGGCCGGCGCATCCACGATCGTAATGACGGAGCCGCTGCGGTGGGCCATGGCGATCACGGTTTCATCGCCGCCGCCCATGTCGACGAACGCCCGTACTTCAGGCGAGGCGTCTGGCGCGCACGTGATGACGACCTGGGCGCCGCTCTCATCGACGCCAGCGGCGGCAAACAGGTCGTTCACGTCCACCACGCCCGGAGCGACTGCCGCGAGTGCGCCTGCCGTGCTGATCGCCAGCGCCTTCTCCTGCATGGCCTCCTGCTGGCGCGCGATCGCGGCCTGTTGCTCGGCCAATTCGCGCTGCTGGCGCTCCAGCTCCGCGCGTTGCTCGGCCATGCGGCGAGCTTCCTCCTCCTGGGCGGCGCGCTCGGCGGCGAGCCGTGCGGCTTCCGCCTCGCGGGTCTTGGCCGACTCCAGGAGCGTGCTCAGGATGCCCAGGGCGTTGTCGCGCGCCAGTGTGGCCTCGGCCACGAACTCGGCGAAAACATCCTCGGTGGGCGTGAAGCCTTGCAGGTCGTCATAGGTGGCTTGCAGTTGCTCGGCGGTGTCGCTGGCCGACTGCATTGGCAGTGCCCGGATGTCGTTGATCTTGGCCTGGATGCCCGCCACGCGCTCACGTTCGGCGCGTGCGCGCTCCTCCTTTTCCGCCTCGATCTTTGCATCGTAGTCGTCGCGCAGGCCGAATATTCGTTCCTCCTCCGCCTCGGTGATGCCGAGCAGGCGCTTCTCCTCGGCGATCACGGCGGAGCAGAACGCCGTGGCATCCTCGCGCGCGGCCTTGCCAGTCTTGGTGATGGTGATGCGGGCATTCTTCAGGTTCATGCCTGCGCGGTGCGCTTCTTCGCGTCCGTTAGCGTCGACCACGGTGGTGATCGCGGCCGACTTGGCGACCAGCTCGCGCAGGTGCGTCTCGGTCTTGGTGGAGTCCAGCACGATCACGGCACGCTCGGCCGGCGGCAGGCTGGAGATGGTCGTCACGGCCGTTTGCTCGGCGGCCTGGGCGTTCTTCTTGGTCATGGTAGTCCCTTGTGCTGTGGTGGTGGTGGAGGTCAGACGCGCACCGGCATGATGATCGCCGTGAACTCGTCTTCGGTGATGAGGAAGGAGGAGAGACCGTCCTGCCATTGCAGCGTGACGGTCTCGCCCGAGAGCTGCTTGAGCGTGTTGCTCAGGTACGCGGAGTTGACGCCGGCATCGAGCCGAATGCCCTTGGGGTTGATGGCGGGCACGGCCATCTCGAACTCGTCATCGCCGAGGTTACTGACGACAATGCTATCGTCGCGCCCAAACACGCGGATCGACGGCATCAGCTTCGGGTTTGCGCGAGCGGAGAAGCCGCCAGCGACCGACGCGGCGGACAGCAGCAGCGATCGGTCGAGCGTGACGGCGTTGCCACCGCCGTTGTGCACGACGCGGCGATAGTCCACGTATCTGCAGCTGACCAGCTTGGTGACGATCTCCACGCCGTCAGCGCAGGCCGCGATGCGGTTCTCGTACACGGTGTAGGTAGCCGGGCCGAGCTTCGAGAGCATGCCGACGTGCGCCTCGGGCACGATGGCGCTGAACTCGGGAATGTTGGCCGGCGTGCGCACCATGGCGAGCGCGTGACCGTTCGTCGCCACCGCGACCAGCTCATCGCCTGTGGATTCGATGAAAACGCCGTTCAGGTAGGTGCGCAGGTCGTTGACGCCTGTGAAGCTATCGACTCGCTCCATGGCGCCCGCCAGCCAGTCGGATTGAAACTCGACCACGGCGCCGCCCTCGATGTCCATGAGGGGCATATCGGCGCCCGGCTGGGCCGGCGGGTTGATGTTCGAGCTGCCCGTCTTGATGTTGGCCTTGCCGTTGGCGGCCTTGATCGTGATGGTCGGGCCGGCAACCTTCATGGCGGCGTTGAGCCGATCGAGCGGGATGCACACATCGATGTCGAGCTTCTTGCCTTGCGGCTCGATCTCGGCAGTGATCTGTGCCTCCGTGTTGGTGCCGATCAGGCGCGCGCCGCGCTCGTCCGCCTGCACGCGAACCATGCCCAGCACCGGGATGGGGCTGCGCTGGATCACGCGCGAGACGGTGGACAGCGCGCGCTCAAAGTCTTTGGTGTCGAAAGAGATCATGATGGTGGTGGAGAAAGGGATTGGTCAGGCGGCAGCGTTCTCGCCGGCCGCGTCAGTGGCGCCAGCCGGCGCCTTGCCGCCCTGGAGGCAGCGCTCCTCGTATTGCCTGATGTCTTCTTCGCGGTAGCGGATGGTGTTCTTGCCGATCACGATCCAGGCGGGGCCGGTCTTCTGCCGGCGCCACTTCTGGAGCGTGCGCTCCGTCACGCCGAAGCGCTTGGCAAGGTCGGTTTCGGTCAGGTGGTGGCCCATGCCCGTCACTCCGCTGCCTGCGCCTGGGCCTGGGCGTCGGTGGCCGGTTGGCGCACGGCTTCCTGCTTGGCCTTGTTGACGATGCCGCCGAAGCGGGAAGGGCGGCGCGCTTCCTGTTCGGCGCGGCCGTCCGTCAGGGCCGCCGGCGCCGCGCCCGCCACTGCCGCCGTGGCGCCCAGGTCGAGCACTTCGCCGCGCTGGTTGAAGCCGTCGTAGTCCTCGTTGTCGTGGCCGATCGCGCTCTCCAGGCGCTTCGAGCTGTTGGGCAGCAACTTGGCGGCGCGCTTGATGACGGACTTGATCGCCATCTGGTCGTACCACTTCGTCCACGGGCTGTTGGCGCCGTCGCCGGACTTGGACGCGCCGCGCACCTTCTCGATGTCACGGCGCGGCATGACCTCGCGGTGCACTTCGCCGTTGGTGAAGCGCACGACGATGTAGGCCGCGACGATCTTTCCGGGGTCGTCCTCGCCCAGGTACGGCTCGTGCTCCAGGCGCGGATCGTCGCCGCGCACGAACCGGAACTGGTCGCGCTCGTACACGGCGGCGGCGTCGACGTGGCTGATCTCGCCGGAGTTTCGGATCAACTTCAGCAGGCCGCGCACCATGGGCAGGTACTGAACGGTCGGCACCCACTTATCGACCTGCCGATTGCCTTCCCACACCTTGGTCTTGGTGGAGTAGACGTTCAGCACTGCCTCGCGGGCGTCCGGCAGGAGGCCGTCCTGTGCGGCCTTCATGCAGGCGACGAACAGGGATTGGCGGTCAGCGTCGAGCAGACCGGGGTTCACCTGCACGGCGGTCAGTGCCGTGCGGATGAATCGCTCCGCCGGGATATCCTCCGGCAGGGCCTTGGCGATCTCGCCCTTCTGCTTCTCCAGGGTGTTGCGGATGTGGGCAAGCTCCTGCCGGCGCCAATCGGCCTCGGTCATCGGCTGCTGCTGTTGGTTCGGGTCGGTCATGATGATCGCTCACTCGGTATGGTGCGGGATGGTGCGGCTCACGCCGCTTGCTTGTTTCGTTCGCGCCAGTTTGCGGTACGCAACGCGTTGCATGCCTTGCACTTCCTGCTTCCCTTATGGGTGTACAGGTTGTCCCCGCTATAGGCGTGGCCACGAGGACAGTGCGTCTTGTGTGACTGCCCAGCGATGGCTCTTCCCTTGGCGTCCCTGTCCGCCATGTTGTCGTTGTGCGTGCCAACAAACAGGTGGGACGGGTTCACGCAGGCCGGAGTGTCGCAGTGGTGGCAAACCTCCATCCCGGCAGGGATTGGCCCAACGAACAGGCGATACGCTACGCGGTGCGCTTGCTCTGCCTTTGGGTTCCCGTTGTCATTGACTCCGGTGTAGAGGCGTCCGTAACCCTTATCATCAATGGCTGCCGTCCACAGGTAGCACCCTGTCGTTGGGCACGGATCGAACTTTGCCTCGAAGCGCTCAAGTATGGTGCTCATGCTGCTTTGTCCGGGGTAATCCTGACGTTGCGAAACGGCGCCACCGTGGCCTCGATCGTCGTGGCCGGGATGTCGCTCACGCTGATGGTGTAGCGCTTGCTGGCAGCGCGATCGTAGACGCGGTAGCTCTCCTTGTTGGTGCCCGCCGAGATGTTGAAGCCATTGGCGCGGATGCTCTTGGCGTGCTCGATGATCGCGATGATCTCGGCCTGCGCCGCCTTCTTCCGGCCCTCGGCCGCTTTCTCCTCGGCGCCGGCGGCCCTGTACGCGGCGCACAGCTCGGCAAGGCGCGGCTCGTCGGACAGGTCGATGCTGCTGCCGTCGTTGTCGCGATAGAGCCGCTTGATCGTGTCGCCGTCGCGGGTGTAGTCCGGCTGCGGCGCGGCGCCGGCGTCGACGCGCATCCAGAACTGCGCCACCTTCTCGCGGATCAGCGCGCCGACTTCCGTGTCGCGCTCGCGCAACGAGACCTTCGGCGTGTTGCCGCCGACCAGCGGGGCGATCATCGACCAGCCCAGGCCCGCGACTTCGAGCTGCGATTGCGCCTGAAATTCTATGTGCGCCGGCGCTTCGATGTCATCGCCATCGTCGATCCAGGCGCGGCGGAATTGCAGGCCGTCGACGTTCTTGATCTCCATGATGCCGTCGCCGTGGCGATCGAACATGCGGCGGGCTTCGTTGGACGGGTGGCCGGCAACCGTGCCGATGATCCTGAAGTCGAACGACGCGCCCATGCGCAGTGCCGGGATGCGCATGTACGTCTTGAACGGCTCGACGATCAGGCCGTAGTCCTCGGCGATGCCGGCGGCGATGGCACTTTCCAGGCGCTTGCCCCAGGTCATGCGCTCGTTTTCCTTGAACTCGGCCACGATGCGCTTGGTCTTGCGCATGAACAGCTCGTATTCCGTCGAGTACGGGGAGCAGCCGAACAGCGCGGCGACTTCCGTGCTGGTCAAATCCTGCGCTCGCATCGCCAGCCATTCGGCCTCGTTGGCGGGGTTCAGGGTCACGCGCTCAATGCTCATAGTATGGTCTCCAATCATCGCCCCATGCGATGTGGATACGATAATAAGACCAGTGGTCCGAAAATACAACCACGATTTACGCCGATGTTCGTCAATAGTGTCGCATCGGCGCAAAAAAAGCCCGGCTAGGATTCCGGGCTTGGCTGGGTGATCTATGCGTCTCGCGCTAGTTGCGCGTCATCCGAATTGGCGCCGCCCAATCGATCCTTGCGTTCTCCTTGGTGAAGGGGCCGGACAGATTGTAGGTGCCTTCCCGGTATCCTCGCTTGATCGCGGCGATGACGTGCTCGCCGTCGTGGATTTTCAGGTAGCACAGGCGGCCGATCGAATCGGGATGGATGGCCTCGGACGGCACGAAGAAGAAGACTGCGCCGTCCAGCCACGAGAGCGGCGTGTCTGCGGTGCGCGCCTGTATCGCCTCTGTCCCTTCAGGCGATCCGGGCGGCGCAGATGTGCGCTCGACGTGCTTCCCCGAGATTTTCTCGACGTGGCCGTCGCCGCGCAGCGCGCCGGTCACATTGACGCGCGCGCTGCTGATAGGACGTGCTGACACGCCGGCATTTTCCACGATCTCGTGGATCGGTACGCCGAAGATGTTGGAGAGCTTGGCCGCCTCCTCCAACTGCATGCGCCGCGAGCCGCTGAAGGTGATACTGAGAGCTGAGTGCGCGAGGCCCATCTTCTCCGCGAGCTGCCGCAGAGAAATTTTCCGCTGTGCCATCAGGCCCTCGAAATAAGAGCGGTTTACTTCTGTCATTTCATTTTACTTCGCTTCATTGCGGTTCGCATACAACACCACTCACACAAAAAAGCAACCACCGAGCTTGCGGTAGTGGTCCGATTTCATTACCATGATCATAGACGATTCTCGAAAAGGATAGCGATATGAATATGTTGACCGAGCTGGACGTGACCGGACCGTCAGCCCGTGCTCTGCGGAAATCGCTGGGGATGAAGCAGACCGAGTTCTGGAATCGCATCGGCCTGTCGCAATCCTGTGGGTGCCGCTACGAGCGCGAGGGTAGCCCGATTCCCCTCCCGTACCAGCGCCTGATCTTCCTGCACTACGTGGCCGGCCTGCCGGTCGATGCCGGCAGCAAGGAAAGTGCCGCGCGACTGATTGAGCTGGGCACGATCTCCAAGGACGCCGAGAAGGTTGCGCGGCTGCGCGCAGCGGCGGCCAAGGCCGACAGCATTTCGGCTGCGCTGAAGGGCGCGGTCGGTGCCGCGAGCGAGATCAGCGCGGCCGTTTGATTCACCTGGAAGGGCCAGCCGATAGGCGCCGGCGCCGTTCTTGAAAATCGAGTGCCCCGAAAGGGGCGTGCGGGTTCGACTCCCGCCCCTTCCGCCAATTTCCACGCCGCCAGCAAGGCGGCTTTTCTCCGCACAGTGCAGCACCATACACAGGAGGTTTTATGCAGATGATCGGACTGGCGCGGCTGGGCGCCGACATGGAGGTTCGTTACACGCCGAACGGCGATGCCGTTGGCAACATGAGCCTCGCATTCAACTACGGCAAGAAGGACACCGGTGGTAACCGCCCGACGCAGTGGATCAGCGCGTCGCTTTGGGGCGAGCGCGCAGAGAAGTTGGGGACGTGGCTCACGAAGGGCCGCCTGATCCTCGTTCACCTGGACGAGCCGCACATCGAGGTGCGCGAGCACAACGGCAAGACCTACCACAACCTCGTCGCGCGCGTGGCGCATCTCGAATTCGCTGGTGGCAATGAGGGCGATGAGCGCGGCGGCCAGCAGCAGCGCCAGAGCGGCGGCAATGGCGGCGGCCAGAGCGCGCGAGGCCAGCATGGCGATGGTGGCGCCGCCTACCGGCAGGCCAGCGGCAGCGGCCCGGCGCGCCAGCGCGCTCCGCAGCAGCGCGAGCCGCGCGACAACGGATTCGAGAGCGGCGGCGGACGTGGGCCGGATGGGTTCGAGGATGACGTGCCGTTCATGTCGGCGCAGCACCACCGCCTGGACCACGCATTCTGAGTGCCACTATGAAACACGCCGACTTTCTCGACGACGCTGCCGACCTGACGCAGCGCGAGACCGATTCATTGGTGTCATCCGCGCGCGAGCGTGCGGCCAAGCCGATCCCGACAGCGACGCACTGCATCTATTGCGGCGAGGAGACTGAAGACGGGCGCCGCTTCTGCGACAAGCTGTGTCTCGACGCGTTCGAGCACGAGATGGCTGCGAGGAAGCGCAATGGACGCTGAGATCAAGCCGACATTCCAGGGCGAAGTGCAGCTTGCGGGCTGGTCTGAGACGCACAACGGCGGGTGCAAGGTAACGTTCTGGCTGGCGGACGCCACCGACCTGGACGTGTTCCGCGCACTCACTGTGCGCAAGGGCAACACGGCCGGCCATCGCCTCGCATGTGTTCTCGTCGAGATCGGGGAAGATGAGCTTCCGGTCACGCCGCCGGAGCCGGTCGCACCCGCGCCTGAGAAGCCGCAGGGCGGTGCGCTGGCGAAGCTCGCCGGCATGCTGTGCTCTAACTCGGATTTCTGGCGTTTCCTTACAGAGCACTTCCGCGCGTCGATCACCAACGCAGAGCAGGCCGCTGGAGCTGTGCGCCACATCTGCAAGATCGAGAGCCGTGCCGAGCTGGACAACAACGCGGACGCGGCCAGCATCTTCCACGAGGCAATTCGTCTGCCGTTTGTGCGGTGGCAGCAGGGGGTGCGCTGATGCTTCGACGCAAGACGCCGCTTGCGCGCGGCACGTCGCAGCTCCGGCGCAGCGCCATCAAGAAGCGTGCACCGAAGAAGCGGCCCGGCCATGACAAGCGCTACCGCGACGCGTGCCGCGACCAGCACTGCTATCTCATTGTGCCGGGTGTGTGCTGCGGCGACACCGAGACGACGGTGCCGTGTCATCCGAACTGGAGCGACTACGGGAAGGGCGCCGGCCTGAAGGCGCCGGACAAGTTCACCGTTCCGGGTTGCTGGCGCTGCCATGCGTGGCTCGATCAAGGCCCAGCGCCGCGAGACGAGAAGCGTCAGGTGTTCGAGCGGGGTCTTGCTCGTTGGTCCGCATACCGTGAGCAGCGCCTTGGACCCGCCGCTTGATGCGATTTGCATAAACACAACAACACAACCTGAAAGGTTGATGGCACAATGTCAGTGCCAAACCAAATCGTCCGCAGTAACCGAGAGCCCTTTGAAGGGCGCGCATCCCTTTGGACAGGGAGGTTTGGCGACCATGCGCGTTCCTTCAAAGGGCTTTTCCCGTTTGGAGCATGTATGAATGCACTGACGAGCAAGTCGAGTGTTACGACAATGAGCAGCCGCGAGATCGCGGAGCTTGTCAATTCTCGCCACGACGATGTGAAGCGATCCATCGAGCGCCTTGCTGATCGTGGCGTCGTCACACTTCCGCCAATGGCGGAAGTCTCCAATCCCGGCCCAGGCCCGAAGACCATTTCGGAATACCGCGTCGGCAAGCGCGACAGCTACATCATCGTCGCGCAGCTCTCGCCGGAATTCACCGCGCGCCTCGTCGATCGCTGGCAGGAGCTGGAAGCGCAGCACGCGGCGCCCGCACTGCCAAACTTCAGCGATCCTATCGCCGCCGCGCGCGCCTGGGCAGACGCGAAGGAGGCCGAGCAGAAGGCCGTGGCCGAGATCGAGGCCGCGCGCCCGAAGGTCGAGTTCGTCGACCGCTACGTCGACGCCGGCGGCGCGTTCGGTTTTCGCCAGACGGCAAAGCTGCTGCGCGCCAACGAGAGCGAGTTCCGCGCCTTCCTGATCGACAAGCGCATCATGTACCGGCTCAGCGGCGTGCTCGCGCCGTACCAGCAGCACATCGACGCCGGCCGCTTCGATATCAAGACCGGCGTGTCGACCAGCAGCACGCACGTCTACGCACAGGCGAAGTTCACGCCGAAGGGCGTGCAGTGGATTGCCGGCCTGTGGATGGCCGCACAATTGCCCGAGCAGGTGAAGGCATGAGACGCCGCAGCCCGATCAGCACCGGCGGCGTGCGCCGCGCGCCGCGCCGCAGTCCTGAGTTCGATGAGCAGGCCGCCTTGATAGCGTGGTGCCGCATCCCCGCGAACATCGCGCACTATCCGGGTCTCGACCTAATCTCCGCATCGCTCAACGGTGTCAAGTTATCGAAGGCCCAGGCTGGCAAGGCCAAGGCCGCCGGGATGCTGGCGGGTGAGCACGACCTGCGCATCCCCGTTCCGCGCGGCGGCTACGTGGGTCTGGTCATCGAGATGAAGGCGAATAATGGGCGGCCGACGACAGCGCAGCTCTGGTACGGCGAGCGCATGGAGGCCGAGGGGCACTGCGTGCGCTATGCGTGGACGTGGCCTGAAGCCAAGGATGCCATCGTCGAATACCTATCGCTACCGAGGCGGACATGAGCCTGACGCAAGAGTTTCTGAAAAGCGTTCTCACATACGATCCATTCACGGGGATATTTGTGTGGGTCGGCAAGCCGAATGGTCGCGTCGAGGCCCAGGCTATTGCCGGCAGCCTGCATTCGAGCGGCTACATCCACATCGGAATCCAGCGTCGCGTCTATAAGGCCCACCGTCTCGCGTGGCTATACATGACCGGAGAGTTCCCATCGTCGATGCTTGACCACAAAAATGGCGATCGATCCGACAACAGGTGGGCAAACATCCGGCAGGCTGACAGCACCAAGAACTGCATGAACAGGGCGTGCCGAAGCGATAGCAGGACCGGCATGAAGGGCGTGCGCTACGACGGACGAGACGGGAGATTCCAGGCCGTCATCATGATCAGCGGGAAGTCTTTCAGTCTCGGCCGGTTCGCCAGCGCGGAGGATGCTCATGCGGCCTACATGAAGGCCGCCAATGACAATTTTGGCGAGTTCCGTGTGCAGCCTTTTCGTGCCCGAAGCGGTAAGAAAACAACACCGGCGGTATGAAAAAAAGAGGCCCGCCGAAGCGGGCCGCACAGAGGGATGCGCAGAGTGATCAAGCGAATTGTAACTTGGAAAATGCGCAGTTGGCAATAAAGCAATACCAGTGGTGCGATTTACGTACCGCGAGCCGCGAATCGTGGCAAAATGCAGTATGCCGCGCAGTTAGCGCGGACCCCTTGGCCGGGGTTTTATCAAGTAGAGCTTCACATGCGCGGTGGCGGGCACTTGACCCGTTCGGCCAACCCGGAAACGGGACCGCGCAGGTGAAGCTCTTTTTTTTGGAGCTACCATGAAGCATGACCCCCTCACCATTGAGCTTGCGGTCGCTCTGATCGCTTTCGCGCGTTCTGCCAGCCGAGCATCGATTGAGATGCATGATTGGGCGATCTCTCTCGTTGAGCGCCTGATTGAGGAGAGCGATCAGAAGGATTTGCTCTGGCAGGCCATAGTCGACGGCCCCGCTGTTTTCGAGCGCGCGGAGACGCTTGCTCGCCAAACTATTCTCTCTGCCATGGGTGACGAGTAATGGCGCGCATCAGAACTGTTAAGCCGGCGTTGTTCCGGCATGAAGAGCTGTTCGACCTTGAGCGTGAGGCTGGCCTCCCTCTCCGGCTGGCATTCATCGGGTTGTTCACATGTTGCGATCGAGATGGAAGATTCAAGTGGTCGCCAAGAACACTCAAGCTCGACGTCCTCCCTCACGACGATATCGATTTCGCACGCGTGCTCGACGCGTTGGCGTCGCGTGGTTTCGTGCGGAAGTATCGCGTGGATGGGGAGGATTTCGGTGTCATACCGACGTTCGCAAGGCATCAGGTCATCAACAACAAGGAAAGCCAGTCTGAGCTTCCAGAGCCAGAAGAAAGTTCTTACATAACAATAACTTGCACGCGTGAGGCACGCGTGAACATCGCGAACGCTTCTTCGCTTTTTCTTTCCCAAGGGGAAGGGAATATGGAAGGGGAAGGGAATATGGAAGGGGAATGGAATGGTTGCGCCGGGGTCGCGCCTTCGGCGGACCGACCGCAGCGCACCGAAAAGCCAGTCGAGTTGCTTCCTGCAAAACCTACGAAGGCGAGCACGACGAAACCGCCCGCGCCAACATCGGCGATCTGGGACGCCTACGCGGCAGCGTATCGCCAGCGCTATGGCGCGGAGCCTGTTCGCAACGCCAAGGTCAACGGCCAGCTTGCGCAACTGCTGACTCGCCTGGGCGCGGACGAGGCGCCACAGGTGGCGCCGTTCTACGTCTGGCACAACAACCGGTACTACGCGCAGAAGATGCACGCCGTGGACTGCTTGCTGGCGGACGCCGAGAAGCTGCGAACGGAATGGTTCACGGGCCGGCGCATGACGGCGAAGGCCGCCAGCGAGGCCGACCGCTTGCAGGAGGACGGCGAGATGTGGGGCCGAATTGCGGAGATTCATGCCACCCGTGATGCAGAGGCGTTGAGAGGAGGCGATCATGGCAGGGATTGATCTCATCAAGGCGGTTGCCGCCACGGCCGAGCTGTGCGGCGCGCGGCTGACCGAGGCGGCGGCGATGATGCTGGTCGACGACCTGTCGGCGTACCCCGAGGCGGCCGTGCTGCGCGCGCTGTCGAAGGTGCGCAAGTCGAGGGCGCGCTTCTCGCTCGGCGCGATCCTGGAGCACATCGATGCGATGGACGGGCGACCTGGGCCGGACGAGGCGTGGGCAATGCTGCCGAAGTCCGAGCGCGACACCGTGGTGTGGACCGAGGAGATGTCGCAGGCGTGGGGCGTCGCGGCGCCACTCGTTGAGGCCGGCGACAAGTTCGGCGCGCGGCGCGCGTTCGTCGAGGCGTATGAGCGGCTTATCGAGGAGGCGCGCGATGCCGGCCGGCCGCCGCAGTGGGTCGCGTCGCTCGGAGACGACAAGCACGGCCGCGAGCCGGTGATCGCCGCTGCGGTTCAGCGTGGCCTGCTGTCGGCCGGGCAGGCGCAGATGCTGTTGCCGGGCGCCGACATCGCCTCCAGCCCCGTTGCTGCGCTGCTGAATGGTGGCAACGCCGCGCCGCTAATTGCCGCGCAGCCGGCGGCAAACAGGGATGCCGCACGCGAGCACCTGAAGCGCTTGGCGAGCGCGCTCAAGAAGGCGTGAAATATTCCTTGCGCATTTTCCGAAATGGTACGAAAATCGTAACGCGTCACGATTTTATGACCGATGAATTTTTCAAGGACTGATGATGGACCACACGAACAACGGCGGCCCGGCGTTTCCTTTTGTGGAGCCAAATAACGAATGTAACGTCGCGACCGGAATCACGGCGCGCGACTACTTCGCGGCGAAGGCGTTGGAGGGGCTGATCGCATCGTATGCCAGCTTTCAGGGCGACCCTCTCGACCCGCGCTTCATCGACGGCAACGCAAAGCGCTGCTACGCGATGGCCGACGCCATGATCCGCGCACGGGAGGCGGCATGACATTCAACCGCGATGTGAACTGCTACCGCGCGACGCCGCGCTCGCTGCAAACCAGCAAGTTCGGCTGCTACGCGACTCTGAGCACGACGCGCCGCACCATCCTCGGCACCTGGGCCTGCTACGCGGTCGCGGTGCTCTCGATTGTGGCCGCCACCGTGGCGCTGTCCGGGTGCGGGCCGAGCGGTGAGGCGGCGCCGGAACGCGAGCTTGTCGCGGCAATCGATGCCGAGACCGGATGCCAATACATCCGCGTGTCCGGCCTCGGCGGCATCACGCCGCGCCTGGACAGCGACGGCCGGCCGATGTGCGGCAAGGCCAGCAAGACCAAGGCAGTCACCCTCGTTACCGCGCGCTGACGCGCACCAACCCAGGAGATTCATCATGACAGTGATCCGCAACAAGGGCGTCGTGTACGCCGGCAAGGTGGGCGCGAAGATGCGCCCGCGCTTCAGCAGCGCGCCGCGCAAGGGCGTGCGCAAGTCCGCCTTCAAGTGCGTCGGCGGCCCGATGGACGGCCATACGCTGTACCTGACGACGCCGAGCACGGTGCCGATGAACGTGAACGGCCAGTGCGGGCGCTACGTCAGCGACGTCCCCATCGGCATCACCAAACCCATTTTGGAATGGGAGCCGGCAGCATGACGACCGCACAGAAAAAGGCCCTCGGTGTGGCCGAGGCCAAGGCCATGAACAAGGCCACCAAGGAGTTCACGATCGTCATCATGGTCGACCACGAGCGCGCCGCGCGCATCTACCGACAGGCGCTCACCAAGATCGGGCTGATGATGGACGATCTGAGCCGCGCGGCCGAGTTCTTCGATAAGCGGGCGATCGATGCGCACCTGTCCGCGCGCGCGGCGTGGGAGGATGACGTGGCCGCCGGCGACGATGCAGCGGTCGAGCCGGCGAAGCCCAAGCTGCGCTGGAACGTGATCCAGAACCGGATCGCGTATGTGAAGCGCATGGACGCCCTCGCGCAGTTCGCCGTGGCGCCGTTCGAGATGACCGAGGGGCAGGTGTACCAGCTCCATCGCATGGAGACGGGCGACTACTTCGAGCCGTTCGATACGCTGCTGAAGGACTGGCACGAGGCGCGCGGCGTCGGCGCAACAGCGTAGCGGAAATCCTTGTGGCGCAAGGGTTTCGCGCCTACAATTGAATCTCTCTCGCAGAGACTGGCGCAGGGCACCAAGAGCGCGAGCAGCCGGCGAAATGAACTAGGCGCTGACAGTCCGGAATAGCACGGGCACCAGACACCTTAAAGAATCCGCCGACCCGTCGGCTATGCAGATAAGCGAACGTGGCCTCTGCTGACGGATCGTAACGTGACAGCCCGGAGAGACGGGCACCTCACGCATGGCGACTGCTGAAAAACACCCATGCGGGTGGCGGACCTGAAATCCGCCATAGGCAGCTGCCAGCCGTGAGGGAATGCGCGGGCTGACGCGCTAACAGCGTGAGCCGCCTAGAACGCTACAGGCGGCAGCCGGGAAACACAGCACCGGCCCCTCAATGCCTCGTCGATAACCCGAGAACGTACCCCACTCACACGGTGATGAGTTCCAGCGCCTGAATGGAATCGAACAGAGGAGATCAGGCTCCTATTCGGACTGCGCCGTCTGCTGGGCTGTGAAGGTTTCCGCGAGCACCCGGTACATCTCCCACGGGCTGGGCGCCAGGATGGCGATGGCGACGACCACGGCATAGACCACGCGCCGGCTCCTCGGGTTCTCCATCACGCCGGAGATCAGTCTGGGCATGGGGCACGCGGGCCGGGCATCGCGCCAGCACCTCCAGGTCATGATGTGCGTGGTGCCGCCATCATCGTAGACGCAGCCCACCATGATCGCGTCTGTCGGCACGATCACCCCGATCGACTCCAGGCCGACGGCCACGAGATCAGCCTTGCGCGGATCGCTCATGTTGAGCGGCCGGCTGTAAGCTGGGAACGACGCGGGGCGCGGCACGATCTCCATGGCCTCCAGGCGGTCCACCCCGTTCTCTAGCCGACGCACCACGAGGTGCATCATGAAGTCCGTGAGCGCTGTGTGCCCGCGTGAGAACGATGAAGATGGAACCCTTTCGCACATTGCTGCCTTGCCCCTGCCTGCCTGTTTGCCGTGAGTCGCCGGCGTGATACGATTTCCGTACCACAACCGGGATATTCGCACCACGTGTTGCTTATTGTTCCCATTAGCGAGTACCGGAGTTCTACGCAACGGAATGCCGATCGTTCGCACACCAACGAAAGTGTGAGAAACGCGACAAACCCTTGTGCAGAGCAGGGATTCCGAAATGCATAGCTGTTCCGCCGGGCGCGGATAGCTGTGGAAAATCGGCAGGTTGGCAACAGGCACTGAGATTCGACATTGGCCAGGAGAGACGCAATGCCGCAGGGGGCATCAACAAAAAAGAAACCGGCGCGCAAAGCCAAGGCGAAGGCAGCGCCCGCCGCTGACGCACCGCTGTCGCCGCGCCAAGAGCGTTTCGTCGATGAGTACATGGTCGACTTCAACGGCACCCAGGCCGCGATCCGTGCAGGCTACGCCAAGAGCGGAGCCGATGTTCAAGCCGTCCGCCTGCTAAGAAATGCTAGTGTCATAAAGGCTATCCAGGAACGCCGCGATCGGGTCGCCACCAAGTTCGAGCTGACCCGCGAGCGGTTGATGGAGGAGTACTGCAAGCTGGCGTTCTCTGACCCGCGCAAGTTCTTCCGCGAGGATGGCACGCTGAAGACGATCCCCGAGCTGGACGACGAGACTGCCGCCGCGCTGGCTCACTTCGAGGTGACGCAGCAGCAGACGGTTGACTTCGATGAGAGCGGCGAGGCGACGCCGGCGCCGACGATCACCAGCAAGGTGAAGTGGACGGACAAGCGGGCGGCGCTGGACAGCATCGCACGCGTGATGGGCTGGAACCAGGACAAGGTGAAGCTCCAGGGCGATGCCGACAACCCGCTGACCATGCTGCTGAAGCAGGTGAGCGGCACGGCGTTCGTCCCGCAAGGTGAAGGCCAGCCGGAAGACTGAGCCTGATGACGATCGCATGAACCCCGCTCCGGCGGGGTTTCGTTAGTCATAGGCAAAAGCAATCGGGGTGGATAGCGAAAATCAATCACGTGATTCGTTGCATGACCTACAATTCAGTCAACGAACGAATTGTCGTTCGCTCACGATAGGGGATGATGATGAAGATGCACCCGAAACCGATGGTCCGCCACGCGCAAGTGCGCAAGTGCGCTGCGCTGGTAGTGACCGAGCGCGGTAACGCCGAATTCTGATCATGAAGATCACCACCAAATTCTCCCGCCTAGCGGATTTCAAGGTCGGCGTGCGGGTTGAGTACCGCGACGCGCACGGGCAGCTCCAGACTGGCACGATCACCGACACATCGGGGCTTGGGTACGAGGTCGAGCGCAATAATGCCGATGGCTCGACCACGAAGTGTCGCCCGATCTTCGCGTTCGACATCACACGCATCATCTGACAACAGCCCGCAGCGTGCTGGCATCATCACATCCAGACCATGACCATGACCACCAACCAAGCCATCGAGCGGCAGGCCGAGCAGGCCAACGCCGCCACCGCGCTCCAGCAGGCGCTGGCGAAGCAACCGCAGATCGAGACCGGCCTTGACCTGCTGGGCGAGGGCTTCCTGGGCGACGTAGCCGTCGAGTTCTACGGCAAGCTCTACGACTTCGGGCGCGGGCCGGCCGTCGACATGGAGGACATTGCGCTCGCCGGCACGACCGTCAGCATGCGCACGCTGGTGAGCGTGAAGCGCTGGACGGAGATCGAGACGCAGATTCTCGATCGCATCCTGCGCAACCTTTAAGCAACGTTTAACAGTTCACGCCCGCCGCGCGCGGGCTTTCTCAACCGCAGCACATCCAGGAGTGATCATGGGCATCATCAAGCTCGCGATCGGCAGCATGTTCGGCTCCACCGAACAGCCCAGCCAGATCGGCACGACCAAGCGCAACGGCGGCAGCGTGGCCCGCGACAAGCGCGCCGCCCGCAAGGCCCGCAACGCGAAGCGCCACAAGCGCGCCGGCAAGTGAGCCGCGCGAGCGACCTGCTGCGCGCCGCCAAGCGCGGGGAGATGCAGAACGACAGCGTTTCACTCGCGCTCGACGTTGGCGCAATCGTCTCCTTCGGCATCGCCATCGGCACCGCCATCTACATCTACTTCACGCTATGAAACCGTTCGACTCCAACCAATTCCAGGCAGGCGCCACGGCGCTCACGCCGTCCGGCCGCAAGGTCACGTTCGTCGCCTTCATCGCCAGCGTGCCCGTCATGTATCCGATTGTCGCGCACATCGAGGGCGATGATTGGCTCACGTCGGTCAGCATCGATGGGGTGTTGCAGAACACCATCCAGCTCACCATGGCGCCGGTCAAACGCACGGTGTTCGTGAACCTGTACCGCGAAGACGACGGTCGCATCGTCGCGTCCCACGAGACGCACAGCAGCGAGGATGAGGCCGCATACGATCGCCTGTCCTCCGACTACATCGGCGCATTCCCCATCGAGATCGAGGAATGACAGGATTCGGCATGCGCCTGTGGCGCCGCCGGCATGGACTGACCCAGGCACGTGCAGCGGAGTGCCTTGGCCTCCAGGCCGTGACGGTCAGCCAGTACGAGCGCGGCGTGCGCCGCGTTCCACACGTCGTCGCACTGCTGTGCGGCGCCTACAACCACCTTGCGGGCATGGGCAACTCGACCGAGACGACCCTGACCGCGCTGGAGAAGGCAAGTGCTGAAAACCATTCTTGAGCAGTACCGCAACGGCGAGCGCGGCTTGCCGACGTATGACGAGCTGGCGGCCATTGCGGATGAGAGCAGCGCCAAGCGAGCCATCAACGCCGCGATCGATGAGCTGGCCCGTGAGCCCGGCGCGGTCGGGTTCATGCACAGCCTGCCGCCGCACCATACGCGCTACGTCGCTGGCGGAAGCCTCGACCAGATCGTGAGTATGGCGAGGCGCCGAAAGGACGAGGGACTGGCATCGATTGCCGGCGGCGATCACGATGGGCATGCGCGGATCAATGCTGGCGTCTACCGCGCGCCGGTGGCTTGGGTGCGCTATTGCAGCGATGGCACCTTCGACGGCCCGATCATGGATACCGACATCCGTATGGCCGGCGCTCGCCGAGCGTCTGGAGCCTGGACGCCGCTCTATGCCCATCCCTCCGCAGAGCCTTGCCGCGCTGACAACGTGATCCGAAAGCCGCGCCTCGATACGGCCGAAATGCTGGAGATGCGGATCACAGAGGCGATGACCCGCCTGGATGAGGCGAAGGCAGAAGTCAAAGAACTGCGCCACGCCCTGGCCATCGCACGCGACCAAATGCGCTTCATGGCGAACTGGTTCAGGCACAGCTCGCCGGCCGAGCATCGTTTCGCAGAGAGCGCAATCACCATCGTGAATGCCGTGCTTGAACGAGGAGAGCCGAAATGATCGAGCATACTGGTCCTGAAACGCTCGTCGGCCCGTTCCCCTTCGATGTACCGCCTGCGCGGCCCGTTGGGTTCATTGAGCAATGGGAACTAGACCAGCTTAAAAATGGGTGCGTGGCCCGAGTATTCCCGACCAAAGATGAGCCACACGATGTGGCGCTATTCACCCACCCCGAAGCATCGGCGACGGGGCTGAGTGATGGCTGGAAGCAAGCCGCTGAATGGGTGCGCGACAACTATCAAGACTACGCAAACATCGCTTCCCTGGTCGATGCGATGCTCGCCCGCGCCAGCGCCGCGACTGCCTGCGTTGCCTGTGAAGGTTCGCCATCTTCTGAAAACAACCCCTGTGCCGTGTGCGGAAGAGCCGCGACTGTGGGCGAGGCGAGCGTAGCCGACGATGACGTTTTTACATGGCTCGAAACTGAGATTTCTGCTGTCGATTGTCGGTACCACGGAGACCCTAGCTACGACCACGACGCCTATTGGATGCGAGAACGTGTTTTGAAGTTGGTGAAGGAAGCCAAGGACGTATTTGGCAAAGTCGCCCAGCAGCAGGCCGAGCCGGGGGCGGAGCAATGACCGACGACCAAGTTCGCATGATCGCCGAGCGCATGGACCTGGAGGACAGGGTGTGCCGGCTGCGGGCGACCCTGCGTGCTGCCGAGCAGATCGGACCACTGGGAATCGAATACGCCGAACGAGTTCGCATGCGCAATCAGATCGGCGCCATGGTGATGTACCTGGAGATTCTGACCGATCGCATCAAGGCTTTCCAAGGAGAACCGCAATGAGCATGAAATATCGCAAGAAGCCGGTCGTGATCGAGGCCGTGCAGTGGAACGCCCCGCCGGCCGACGGCAGCGCTCCCGCCTGGGGTCGCGAATGCAAGGACCACCCCGCCGTGCGCGGCACCAGCTACGTCGAGGTGAACGAGCTGCTGGGCACTTCCGGCTGCTCGCGCGAGGAGCCTTACTGGGACTGGTCCGTCATGGGCGTCATCGAGACCCTGGAAGGCAAGCATGTCGTCACCCCTGGCTACTGGATCATCACCGGCGTGCAGGGCGAGCACTACCCCTGCAAGCCCGACATCTTTGCGGCCACGTACATACCGGAGCCGGGCGCAGCGCAGGCCGAGCCTGGGGCGGGTGTGGCGGAGGGGTGGGTAGCGGTGCCCATCGAGCCGACGCCGAAAATGCTGGAACAGATCAAGTTCATGGAC